TACGGAATCCCACAAAGCCCCTCTCGGCGTGAACAGGCGTACCGGCGTGCCGACCGTGATGCCATTCAATGGGATACGCCACAACGGCATGTACGCGTCAACCGCGCCGGACAGTATCTTCCCTGACGGAATGGTCGGGTCGGCGGCGGCAGTCGCGTTCGGCGTACCCTTCAATACGACCAAGTTCACCAGCTCATTACCGGTCCCGGAATCTCGATGGTAGTGCGCGCAGATGATGTCATTGCGTTTCATGCCCTGTGATCCGTTGGAGATCGTCACCGATTCCGCCGCCGTGATATGCCAGTCCAAACCCTGTATCGACGCGCAGCCGGTGCCGATCGTCGCCCTGTTGGACGAACTCATCGAGCATTTGAACACGTCGCCCCAGTCGAACACCACGTCGGACTTCGAGAACTTGGCCTGATGGATGATCGCCTTGTCCTCGCTTGAAATATGAGCCGTGCCGGCCTTGCCGTCAACCAGTTCGATGGTCACTGTCCGACCTCCTTCAACCATGCTTCAAATGAAGCGTCATCCTTCTGCATGAACGTCATGAAAGACGTATTGCATTTGGAACACAATTCATAGATGTCGGGCGGCACATCATCCGCGATGCGGGTCGCCTTGCCAGCCGAATAGCGGCGCACGGTGAACCATTCCCGCGCCTCAGTGTCACCAGCGGCGACATAAGCGGTCTTACCGCACTTGTCGCACACGTACTTCACGTAACCGTCAGATTTCACTAGCCTATCCTTTCAAACGTAAAACAACCAAGCGAAGGCAACTGCCTCCACGTGCCGCCGAAATCAACGGAAGGGTTGACACCGGTCGTGTTCATCACCACATAGCCGACCGGAAACACGACCCTCCCGGAAACGCCGCCGCCGACATGCGCGCTGATGACACCATCCACGCTCACGATCGAGGAACCGTCCACCCTCACGCCACCCAACACGTCCGTGGACGCCTTCGGCAGCGTGTAGGCGTTCGCGCCACGTTCGACCGAAGCAAGCTTCGACCGCTCGTCATCGGTCATCATGCCCGACTTCGCACTGTCGGCCACGCTCTTGGCCGCATCGGCGACGTTCTTCGCATCCTCGGCGGTCTGATTCGCTTTGCCGATCTGCGCCGCGAAACCGGAAGCCGTCCTGTTCGCCGCATCGGCGACCTGCCTGACGGCATCCAAATCCTCGGAAGCGACCTCCGCGTTGATAGTGCCGCCTGAAATCGACAGGCCACGGCCAGCCGTCAAAGACACGCCACCACCAGTCGAACCCGAAGACGAAGACGAACTCGTGTAATTCGAATATTCCGTCTTCGAGGAAGCCGCGTCGCCAACCTCATACGATACGGACAACAAGCCGCCGGACAGTTTCACGATCTTCTTCAACACGATGGCGGTAACCGTCAGACCAGTCACATGATCGCAGCCCGCGACCCTATCGCCCACATCAAGCGACAGGCCGTCATGCACGGTCACATCGACAGCGCCAGCGCCCTGCAAATCCTGCAACTGCTTCTTCGTCTGCTTGTCCAACTCGTCCTTCTCGGCGGACGAATAATCATAGACTGCGGCGATTTCGTCACGACCGCCGAACGTGCGCGTATTGGACACCTTGCCGGAATCATCCGCATAATAGTGGACGACAAGACGATTCCTCAAATCACCCTTGCCTAAGCCGATCATATGGTTGGTGCGACGGTAATCCTTCGTGATGGAAAAATCAACCAGATCGGAATCGACCGTATCATCATGGGCGACAATCGGCTGGGCATACATCCATACCGTGCCGTCAACCTCCTGAAACATGAGTTTCAGATCATTCGCTGCCAGCATCCTGCGGATGCCATCATACGCGGTGCAATACCTGTCGAACTGGAACGTTGGAATCGTCTTCGTGGAATCCGCGCGAACCTTGAACACGTCAGACAAGCCAATACGGGCCAACAGGTTCGACAACACCTGATTCACGGGGCCGGACACCTTCAGATAATCCTGCCCCGAATCAGGCTGCAACACCTTACCGGCCAACATGCCATGCCAACTCCGACCGGAATACGTGACGACACTCACGCCATCCGACAGTTCGTCCTTCATATGATCGACGATGCCGCCAACCTCGGTCCCATCCACATAGACAAGACCACGGTCAGGCAACACGGTACCGTCATACAACGTCAGTTCGAAATCATTCTCACCAGACCCCCACGCGCAGTCAAACACGCAATCCGAAACCGCATGAAACGGCACGCCATTCTCGTCAGCACAAATCAAATCAACCAAGTCGGGTCCCCATTCTCCTCGACAATCGTCAGATCAAAACCGAAACCGGAACCCAACTCAACCACGCTAGAACCAGCCGGAATAGGTTGGAAAACATACTGTCCACGATTCAAACCGGAACCGCGCACACCCCACGAAAACACGTTCCGCAGAGAACCATCCGCACCATGCAGCATGATCGACTTCTTCAACGAGTCAACCCTCACGTAAGCGCCAGCCGGAACATCACCATTCAACCGGTACACGTTCCCGCCAATCGTCAACGACGGATTCGAAACAGCCCCATATATGACCAGACGAAACGGCATCGGAACACGCATACGATTAGACACCATGCATGACGGACGCGAAACAGCCAGATCATAACCCATGTCAGTCGGCAAATCCAAGCCAGACAACGCAGACCCGGAAACAGGCTGATACGACACGGTACCGGCATCATGACGCCACACGCCATCCAACAAGACGAACGAAAGCGCACACACCGGGTCGGAAGAACCAGGATGCGAGGAAGCCTCGGACTTCACCACATAACACGATTGAGTCCAAACCTCCCCCGCACCATTCACCGCCTCCAACCGTCCTGGCTTGCCTACGGCCAGATCAGCGTCAACAGCCCGCATGAACGAGTCGAACGCAGCCGCATCGCCATAATGCACGTCAACGGAAACCTCCCGACGTTTCCTCGAAACGCCGGTCAACCCACCGTTACGCACCGTGTAATCCCATTCGCGGCCGCGCAACTCCAACGCGCCTTCGAAATCAACGGTCTCATAATCCGATACGTCGAACCGTTTACCGGTCAGACCACTCACATACGCAAGCTCACCTGCCACGGCTGGCCTCCAATACATCACGGACGAAATCACGCTTGCTCGGCCAAGGACTGCTGTTACGGCTGATCTCACCGCCGATACCATCACGGAAGCCCGCAACCTCACGACGCAGCTCGTTCACGGCGGACACCAGTTCACGATCATCCCGTGAAGGAATGTTGACCGTGATGGATGTGGCTGAATCCAACATTCTCTGGACCCTGCCACCGGAAGCGTAAGCGTTACGGCTCATGTCACGCGCACTACGCGCATACGACGTGCGAGCCTGAGACACCGCCCTGTCCAGATCACCGGTAGCGTTCAACGCGTTCAGGAAATTCGGGCCGACAGTACGATCAAGCTTGCTCGCCGCAGCGGCACGAATAACATGCTCGCCGTCCGACAGCCACATGGGAATCGAATCAGACGTGCCAGTACCCGGACCGCTGATACGGCCACCAGTAGCCTTATGGCCAGCATTCGCAATACCCCTAGCAACAACAGACGCATCAAGCGTCACACTCTTGCTTTGAATGCTGTTCCACTGCCCAGCGAGACCTGCAACAGCATCATATCCGGTCGTGGAAGCGTCAAGACGACTTCCCCACCATGTAGGCACGGAGACAATCTGGTTTTTCGCATCAACCGCCACAGCAGACGTATTGCCGATACCAGCGAAAAGCGTAGGCCAATTACGAGGCACATTCTCAATATTGCCCTTCGCTATCTGCGCTATGATACTAGCCCTATCAACAGCGTCGATCAGCGTTGGAGCACCCTGACGGACACTGTTCACCGAAAACTGCGCGCTAGCGACACTGCCCTGCGTATTATCAGCTGCCGTAATAGGAACATCCACAGGCGTCTGCTCGACGGCATGCAGATTATTCTTCGCACTATCAACACCGGATTGCGTCTTATCCAAAGCGTCGATGAGAATCTGAATCTGAGCGTCGGCCAGCCCACTGTCACGAAGCTTCTGCTTGACGGCATCCAACTTCGGGCCAGCCTCATCCTTGGCAAGAATATCGATCTCAGCCTTCGTCAGACCGAACCCCTCGGCCAAAGCCGTGGCGTTCTTGATCTTACCGGAAGCGTTATCCTGAGCGTCAAGAAGAATACTCAAATCCTTCTTGCTCGCACCGCCCATGAGCGCCTTCACGGCACCGGCCAACTGGTTGAAACTCGTTATATCGCCCTGTTGGACGAGATCAAGAATGATTTCCTTCTGACCTGTGGTCAGCTCAAGCTGGTCGATATAATCCTGAACCTGAGCCTTCACCGAATCCATGTTCGTCAGATCGAACTTCGTGGACACGTTATCGGGAATAAGACCCATCTGGTCGGCGAGCGCTGCGGCGGCTTCGGCTGACATGCCGCATTGTTCGGCCATCTGAATGATTTCCTGACGGGCGGAATAGACGGCGTTCTTGGCTTTCTGGTTCGCTTCGGCGCTGCCGTTGCCCGCGTAGATGATGTTCTTCGCGGCCAGTAAAGCGCTGTTCGCGTAATCGGCCATCATCTTGCGGTTGGCCTGGGCGTTCTTGCTGTTGCCTTCCAGTTCGTAGTTGTTGGCTGCGAGGGATTCGGACAGCAGGTTGAGCTTGTCGGAGGCCAATGCCGAAACGTTGGCGACGCTATCGGCGCTGCCAATCCAATCGGACGCCACTTTCATGCCTTTTACCCATTCGGTGTGGGAGTCCTCAAGCACGCCGAGCAGACGTTCGGCGGCTTCGGCCTGCTGTTCGTTGGCGTTCACCATCTGGCCGTTCGCGCCCATGACCCACTGCTGGTCGTTCTTGATGGCCTCAAGCTTCTTATGCATCTTGTCATAGGCATCGTTCGTTCCGGTCGCGGCGGAATTCAATTGTTTGACGCTGATGCCGAGAGCGTCAGCCGCCTTGGACGAATCCTTGAACGGGCTGACCCACTTCGTGATGCCGCTAAGACCCTTCTCGATGGCATTGCCACTAGGAAGATTCCAACCGTAATCCTTGTCGGTCCAATTCTTCGAAACGGTTTTCTTGGCTTTGGAAACAGCCGTGGAAGCGTCCGCCGCACCGCTTTGAACGTTCTTGAACGAGTCGGCGACGGTCCGGTTCACCGTCTGCGTGTGCGCGGCGGCATCATTGTACGAGCTGATCGCACTGCCCGCCAGGCTCAACGCCGTGGTCACGCCGCCAATGGCGATGCCGACAGGCCCGCCAAGGAAATCGACCACGCCACTCAAGGCGGTCTTCAGCAAACCAGTCTTACGTGCGGCGCCTTCAGCCGCCTCGCCGACACCGCGAACCAAGCCGGTGGAACCAGCGCCAGCGGCAACGCCAGTGACAGTGGAACCAGCCGCCTGCGCACGATTCATGCGATTCAGCTTCGCAGTGGTCTCGTCGGCTGCGGCACCCATCTGGCGGATATTCGAAACCTCACCGGTCAGCACGCCAGCAGTCTGACCGGACTTCAAACGAGCCATAGCCAGAACCAGCTCGCTCATACTGATCGCAGTCTCCTGCGAGGTGATGCCCAACTGGCTCAAAGTCTTCCGATACTGCAACGTGGATTCGATGTTCTGCAACATGCCACGCTTCAACGAATTGTAAGCGCCGATGCCAGCCTTGCCGAACGTCGCATACATGCCGACCATCGCCTGAACGGGCGCAGGCAGCTTGCCGAAAGCCTGGGCCATGGTGGAAGCGCCATCGGCCAACACCTTGATCGTCGGAGCCGCCGACTTCAACGTGTTCCCCAACGTTCCACCGAACGTGTCGGACAATTCGCCGCCCATCGACAGCAGACTATCGAACATCGGAGCTGCGGAATCAACGGCACGGAACACCTTCTGGAATCCCTCGGACACGCCGTTGCTGAAATCCGTGATACCGGTCTTCGACTTGCCAAGCATGCTGCTCATCGAGCCGATGCCGGTGGACACCATGGAACCGGAGTCAACGAACACCTGCTTCGTCGTGTCCCGCAGCTCATAAGCCGCGTCGCCAACCTCGCTGAACGAATCATGGAACTTGCCCGAAGCCTGCTTCGCCCCGTCAGCCCACGCGGACAACGTGGCTTGGAACTTCACGCCGTTCACGGCCCTGTCAGCACGGCTCAAAGCGTCGGAGAACTTCTCGATGCCATTCTCACCCTCGGCCAACGTGCCGAACGTGCCCTTGAGGATACCGCCAACCGACTTGACGCTCGACATGAGATAGCCACCCTGCTCGATGGCCTTCTCCATAGCCTGATTGACCTTGTCGGTACGCTCCGCCTCATCGACCCACTGCGCCATCAGCGTCGCGTTACGGCTCACATAGTTAGCCATGCGCGGCAGATACGAGCTGGTCCTATCGCCAAGCCTCACAACGGAAGCGGTGACAGCCTGAACGCCAGGGTCAAGCGCGTCCACTCCCTTGACCGTATTGCCAAGAATCGAATTGATACGATCCACATACGGTTCCTGCGCGACGACACGCGCCGCATTGGCGACGATACGCCCCTCAGCGTCAGCCACGCCGTTCATGTTCTCGACGTACTTGCTGTCCCCGAGCGCGTTCATCATATCGGTGACGGGAGTCGCGGCCTGCTTCCAGAACGTGTCAGCAAGCTCGTCATGCAATCCACCAAGCTTCGTGGTGGACACATCCACATATGCGCCAAACTTGTTCGCAGCCGCATACGCGACCTCATAGCCCGCGGCCAACCCGAGCAAAGCGCCCGGAGCGGCCAAAGCCGCCTTGCCCATCATCACCAGAGAAGCGCCGGCACTGCCAGCCGTGCGGGACAAGTTCAACGCGCCAGCGCCAACAGACGCGAACACCGCACCCAGCAGACTCCACTTCGGCACGACCTCATCGAATTTGTCGAACACGTTAACGAGCTTCTGCCACTCGTTCTGCACGCCACGGACACCCGTAGCGCCAGCGGTCATGCCCTTCATGATCTTGCCGAGATCGGTGCCCTTGAACTCCGCGAAAATATCAACCGTGCGCGGTCTCGTGAAGTAAGCGAGATGGGCACGTGCGGCGGCGGTCTCCAAATCCACGTCCATGTTGAACGTGTCATTGGCCTTCTGGAAATCCTTGATACGCTTCTCGGCACGCTTCATATCCAAATCAAGATCAGCCTCAAGCTCGACCTTGCGATCTGGATTGCGTCTCACCTCTTCGGCGACCTGCCGGGCACGCTCAATCAGGTTCTCATTGTCAACGACAATATCAGCAGGAATACGAATACGCCCATGCTGAAGCCTACGCAGACGCTCTTCAAGCGAATCAGCCGTATCGGTCCAGAAATCAACACGAATCCTAAGCTCGTTCTCACGTTCGAGCTTCTTCGTCAACTCGCCTACCTGATGTGTGACGTTCGCAAACTTGCGGTTGAACCGACTATCATCCAACACGAGTCTCGTCTTGATCGGATTGGATTCGATCTGCTTGCGGAGCCTGTTGACGGCGGCGAGCTGGTCGTTCAACTGCTTGTTGACTTCCGAATACCTGCCGTACTTGTTCACGCCACGCAAGGCCTTCTGCAAGCCGGCCAACCGTTGCTCCTGCTCGTCAAGCAGACGGTTCGCCTCTTTCACGCCCTTGCCGTACGTGTTCATCACGTTGGAAGCGGTCTTCAGATTCCGCGCATACCGTGCCGTGCCCTCCAACAGATTCCCCTGCCATTCGGCACCGTCACGCCACGAATCGTTCAGCCGCTCCTGTTCTTTGCGAGCGGCACGTTCCGCATTGAGCTGACGGTTCAGATCCTTGCCGAAGAAGCTCACGCCGAAAAGAACGTTCGTCTTGCCCATGTCGGAGGATTTGAAGAACCCGCTACGGGCCACGCTGCCGAAAGTCTTACGCACGGACTTCGTATGCGAATCCAATTCAACAAGCTGCTTGTCCAAATCGTGAATCCACTTCGCGACACTATCGGACTTCAACCTGTCCTGCTGTCTGGCGAGCCTGTTCGTCTCGTTCGTGACCTCGCGCATGTTGCGTGCGGTCGCACGGTATTCGGCGCGAAGCTCACGAAGTCTGACGGTCTGCGCCTTCGCCTCATCGCGGCGTCCACCGTCACGAAGCGAATCACGATACGAAGCAACCTTGGAAATCTCGGAACCCAACTCGTCGTAACGCTTCTGCAAAGCGTCCAACGTGCTCATGTTGCCAAGAATCTGCCTGTTCAGCTGGTTCCACTCGTCGCCACGCATCGAAACAAGCTCGTCACGGTCGGCGCGAACCCTGCGCATCCTCTCTTCGGACCGGTCAAGAAGAAGCATCTGCTCCTTCAAACGGCTCGTCTCCGTCTTCCCGAACACGCTAAGATTCTTGGTGAACACGTCGCCGACGTTCTTCTGGACCTTACGCAACTGTTCGACACGGCCGATCGCCATATCCAGACCCTTAACGATGCCACTGCCGTCGAAAACAGGTTTGACGGGCTTCTCATACCGTTTACGCAACCGTTCATCCTGCTTCGACAGTTCACGCAAGCCGGACATGTCAACGTCATACGAGACATTGACGCGAGCGTCACGCCCATTCCACTTCTCATACGTGCGCGAAGCGGCCATGTCATCCGGGTCGAACTCAACCGGAACCTTCAGATCACGAAGATCATGCAGTTTCGCCTTGAGTTCTGCGAAAAACCGGTCGGTAAGAGGAACGACATCAATGCCGACCTCGCCAGCGGAAAAAGCAGGACGCTCCATACGCGCACACTCCTAAAAGAAACGCCCACGAATCCAAGGGGAAAGAAAGAGGAAAAAGACCCCTCGGAAACATGGGCAAAAACAAAAAACCGGCAGAATCAGCCGCCGAAGCAACTACGAACCCGAGCCATGTAATCGGCCAGACTCGTCACATGCGAACCATCCACACGGTCAGCATCGTGCGACACGGCGTCAACGCCGGGCGGAAGAATCGGCTCAAATCCAACCTTCTTCCCACTCCAATGGGAAACAGCCAACGAACGCAACGAATCCAACGTGTTCTGCAATTGCAGCAACAGCATCTCGGACTGTCCGAAACCAAGCCACCCCAACTGCAACCGTTCGGCACGGTCGGAACCACCACCGGCACCATCATGCTCCAACAGCCACGCACGCCACTGCGAATCGGGAATGGCCTCCAAACCATCCAACAAGTCGCAAAGAAAATTCGGATCATACGCATGAACGTCAGCCGGAAGATTCAACCGGTAGAAACGACGAAAATCGGAGACAACCCCTACTCGGCAGTCCGAGACTGCTTTTTCGAGGCGCTTGATTTTCCCAAACGCTCCACATAGAAGCGTGTGAGAGCCGCGAACATGTTCAACAGGTCAAACAGGCCACGACCCTTCGTCCACTCCGTATAAGCGTCAGCATCAACGGCAAGCCCCTTATAGAACGAGTCAGCGATCTCCACATATTCGGCCACGGCCACGGCAGCCGCATCATCAGACACGGTTTTCTTCGCCTTGCCGCCAAACACGCCACCGTCACGCATGACAAGCAGCCGCTCGTTCAAACGACGTTCGACCACGGCGAACAATGCGGTCTGAGACGGTGAGAAAGATTCCGCCTGCACCATTTCCGGCAATCCGGCCATCACATCATCGTAACCGGCCAGACCATCCCAATCAGTCGGAAAGACATTCTCTTCAACATCGTTTTCAGCCATACAAAACTCCAATCTGTGAAAAAGCCAACACCCGTCTGCGATAAAAAAGAAAATCCCCTGATGGGCGACAGACAGGAGAAGAACACCCGTCAGGGGAAGAATCGGAAACCCTCAGACTCACGCGGCCTTGGCGAAATCGTCAGGATCATAGAAAGCGATGCTGGAAGCCTTGCCGCTCTTGGTCTTCGGAAGAACAGTGGAAGTCATGATGTTGCCTTCCAGCTTGAACGTGTTGAAATCATCCTGAGCCAAGGACGGAAGCTCGCTATAGGCGAGGCTCATGTTCGGAATCCAAATGCCGAACTTCTCACCGGTGTTCGTGTCCTCGATGTAGATGAACAGCGCCTTCGGCTGCTCGACCTTGTCCAAGGCGACTGCGGTGCCACCGCCGGAGATTTCGGCAGCGTCGAACATCAACTTGAACGTTTCCTTGTCGCCCTGGACGCTGGAAATCGTGACCTTGCCGGTGACGGAATCGTAAGTGGTACGGAACTTGCTCTTGTTCCAAGTATCCTTGGTCGTCGCGTCGCCGCCGCTCGTATCGAAAGACGGCAGGTCGGACGCGCTCAAATTACCCATGTTCGTATACCTCTTGGCGGTATCGCCAACGGTCGCCAACTCCAAACCAAACAGTTTCAGACTTGGCAAAGCAGTATTGGCATCGGCAAGAAACGCTGCACCGCGAACACTGGTAAACACAGATTTATCGTTCATAGCCATATGAATGGCCCTCCTTAACAAGAAAGCCCCATCCGCAAGCGGACAGGGCTTTAAAATCAGAATCTTTGGATTATTTGGAAAATCAGCGGACGGAACCCGCCTGCACCAGCTTCGTGCAGGAACGCACGACAGCGGTCTTCGTAGTCACCACATCGCCAATGGCGACCTGCTCGAACGCCGGATTGTCGGGAATCGCACCGACACGGCCAAACTCGGTAGGCTCGCCATAAGGCCAACGTGAAATCGTCTCATGCAGGAACGAACACAGGCTGGAACTGATGTCAGGGTCACGGTTCACCACGGTCAGCGACAACGCGAACCGCCAAACCCACGCCTTCACATTCCAATCCGGCTGGACCGGAGCGCCACAATGCCAGATCACCACATCATGGTCAAACGCATACGAATCCGTATCCGCGATAGCACGCGGCAACACCACGACGTTATCGAAACCGGCCTTACGGAAATCGACACGCTTGAACAGCGCATCGACCAACCCCTCGGCGTCCAACGGGGCACGCACGCTCAGATCAGCCATACTTGGCCTCGCTCATCACATACATGCCCGGCAGGTGACGTTGCGCACGCAGATTGAAATACCCATACTCCAAATAGGATGCGATCTGCGAGCCGTCACGGCCGGTCACGCTCATGACCACGCTCGTATGCGAGCCGTGAGCATGAACGTCAATGTTGATACGGTCGGCGACGCTCGAATGCTTCGCCCGCATGTCGGCCAACGCCTTCGCACGGGCCTGAACCTTCAAAGCGTGGGGGCGAGTGACCTTGCCGCCGAACGTTTCCGCGACCCTCGCATTCAAATCAGGACGAAGCCTCACATACCCCATGTTTCAGCCCCCTCCGGTGGAACAGGCGGACGCACCTTGTTATGAGCCAACTCGGCCGCATACACGCGGCGAGCCGGAAACTCGTAATGCCTAGCCATATCGGACGAATGAGGAAGAAAAACCGGCGAACCGTCAACCTCATAGCATGAGCCGTCGAACCAGAACCGTGAATAGAAGTCCCCATGCCATTCCGGCGCGAGAACCTTCACCTGATTCATCTCACGATTACCGCCGAACTTCTGCGGAGTCGTATCCTGCGCCCAATTCTCACTCATGACGCTGTTCTTCTGAGTGCGTCCGACCACGCAACAGTAAACCTCGTGAACATCAGCCGTATACGAGACTCCGCCACAGGTGATGGACGGCACGAAACCACCCGCACGAACCACATTGGAAACCGTGGCCGGGTCAAGAACCCTACCATCCGCATCCAAATACTTTGGAACAGTCGTGCTCCCATGACACGTCACCCACGGAACCATACCCTCGTAGACGATCACGTCGCGGTGAAGCAGATCGTCAGAAGCCTGCCTTTTGACATCATCGAACTCGTCGAACAGATGGCCGCCGCCTATTTCGTCGGCATCGACATCATCGAAGAGATGCCCTGTGTCAAGCGTTTCGCCCTCCATCAAAGCCCCCAGATTCTGTTGACGCCGACGAACACCGTTCCTATTGGACCGTTCCCCTCCTCGTAACCGAGAAGCAGCTGCTTTTCGCGTTTGCTCACGTACAGGTTCGGGGAAGCGTCATAGGATGGCGGATTGTCCTGCGGACTGCGATTCTCATACATGTAGGAGCCGTTCGTCTCCGACTTCAGATCGGTCCATCGCATCACGCGAATGACCATCTGGCAGACGACATAGGCGAACGTCTCCTCATCCAGATGGCCGTTGTTCAGGCGCGGCTCCACGTTCGGACTGCATGCCAGCGCCATGTTCGCAGCGACACGGCACTTGTGGATAACCCACTCGTTCGAATACCGGTCGGCGAGACGCCTGTCATCGACCAACTCCAACTGCATGTACTTCTTCCAGTCGATACCGGACGCGATGCTGCTGGACACGGGAACCTCCTACAGGCTACAGAACCTTCGCCTTGAAGGTCGATACGGCATCCTGCAACACCGGCAACGCAGTGCCGTTCACCCACAGGTCATAGTTGGCCGGAGCGTAATGGTGCATCATGTACGCAACGAGACCGTCGTTGACATTCTTGCCCAACTCGAACTCCGCATCCTGGCCTTCCGCAGTCGGACCATTCGCGGTGAAACCGAGAGAATCGTCGTTGTAGGACGGGAACAGGATGAACGTGGAATCCGGAATGAGCGTGTTGGTGTCCACGTTCATCTCGAAGTTGTTGTCCAACGACAGGGACTCGTACAGTTCATCGATGTAGCGGATGTCGGTCAGCTGGAACTTCTCACGAAGGATGTTTTCGACATCGGTGCGGAACAGGTGGCCCGGGGAATGCTCCAGATCCATCTTCGAGAACGCGGTACGCATCTGCTCGTTGGCGGTCAGCGCATCAATGACCGCCGAGGTGGTCAGCACCGCGTGCGGAGCGCGTCCATGTGCGGTACGCATGAGCTTGACCCACTTCTTCAGGTCGGCGAACACGTCCGCCTTCGGGTCGCTCCACCTGGTAGTCGGAACGACATTCTGCTGGTTGGTTGGACGGCCGAACGAATAGGTGACGAGTTCGCTTGCGCGATCATCGCCCTCCTTGATCTTGATGGTCGCGTCCATCATCGCCTGAATGCGTTCAAGCTCCAAGGTGACTGCGGCTTCGCGGCCCATCTGCTCAAACAGCTTCTCGGCCTTGTCGTGCACGTAGTCGGTGGCGCTCTTCTGCTTGGAAGCCTTCGCCACCTCTCGTTCCGTGATGTGCCCCATGCCGGACAATGGGAGCAGTCCGGTGTGCTTCTCGGCGGAAACCTCGGTGCTTTTGACGTGCGGAACCTCGGCATCCAAGGCACGACGCTGCATGGCGCGTGTCTTGACGACCGGAAGGTTCGGAGTCCAAGTGACAGTCCAGTCGCCCTCGTTGGACTTCATCGGGAACATCTGCGCGAACGGCAGCAGGCCGTTCACGAAATCGAAACCTGCCTGAGCGATCTCGGTGGCCTCGCTCGGCGGAATGATGGTCTTATCAAGTGCCATCGAATCTCCTTACATATAAGAAAACCCGCCACGATGGGCGGGTTTTTAGAATGTTTCTTAGGTAACGCGCGTCAGGCGAAGATGCCGGCGCTCCTAAGGGCCGCCTTCAAAGCGGCAACGCTGTCTTCGCTCGGAGTGGTGACCTGCTTCACGCCGCCGAGAGCACTGCTGGTTGCGGCCGGAAGGACATAGGATGATGCCGAACCGGACGCGCCACCGGCAAGACGTGTGACGGAATCGTTCTCGATGTCATAGAAGTCGCAATCCCACACGGCGCTTTCCTCGGGCACGACCGGAAGCTTGGACTTCACGATGTCGCCTCGATACGTCATGCCGACGGTGGGATCGTCGATATCCCAGCCGGCCAGCGTGATGTTCACGGCCACTTCGGACTCCAACAATCCGGCGATAGCGGTCTGACGGCCATCGGTGGCCTTCTTGTCGTAAGGTCCGTACATGCCCTGGTTGGTGCCGCTAGTGATTTTCGCCAGCGGGATGCCGCCTCGGATGTACACGGTGGTGGCCTTCGGGCCAACACCTGTCAGGTACTCGTTGTCATTGGTCTTGAACAGTTCCGGGACGATGACGACGGAAACGGAATCGTTGCTGTTCTTCTCTCCGTAACGCCAGGAATCGTCAACCTCGTGGGTTACGACACCGGACGTTTTGACCATTTCAATAGTCAAGGTTCAACTCCTTAAATCTTGTTGGCTAGTTCTTCTTGCGTCGGGCGTTCCTCTGGCGTTCCATATGACGCCGGTAGGCGTCGCCCTTTGCGGCCTTCGGATTGACTTGGCCCTGCGGATACTCGGCCAGAGTGGATACCCTGCGTGCCAAGACGTCCTCGCGAGCATCACGACTCACCGGCTCGACGCCGAGCGGGTTCAGCTTCGCGTACTTATCCGCCCACTCCTGAATCTTCTCCGGTTCCGTTTCGGAACACAGGGAAAGCGCATCGTCGTTGATCTGCGGATACTGCATCCGCACCTTGAGCCGCGCGTTCTCGGTACGAAGCGAATCGCGTTCCGTCTCCGCGTGTTCCGCGCGTTTGAGGTTCGCTTTCGCATTGTCCTCGTTCTTACGACTCATGGCCTTCCATTTGGCCGCATCGTCCGGTTCTGAGGACTTGTCCTCGCCGGAATCATTCGGCTTGACGGTCTTCGTATCCGGTTCGACGCTCTGGGTGTTCGGCTCCTGAGCGGACTCCGCACCCGTTTCGGGTTCACTGTTCTGCTGCTCCGTTTCGGGCGCAGTCTTCTTTTCCTCAGGGTCAGCCACCCTTGATCTCCTTAATGAATCTAAGCGGCCAGCCCAAGCCAACCGCGTGAATAGGAAAGCATGGACCGCACATAATCCCATGCCTGTTTCACATGAACGTCCTTCCTGAACGTGTAGGAACGACCGTCATGGTGAAAGCTCAATGAATCGGCGGAACCGTTGAGAAGCTCCGCGTATTTGGCGTTGAACACCGTCGCACGCTCATACATGCGTCGCATCTGCCGTTGCGTCATGATCGTGTCCGGCATACGCCATTCCGGCGCATCGTCATTCTGCTTCCAGTCGCTTCTGGTGAGAATGGGGCCAAGTTCCGAATCGTTGCGCACGCTCACCCTCAACTGCGTGAGGTTCCGCGCCGATGTGCCACTGCCACCACGGCCAGCCATGGAAGCGGCGTCGTATATCTTCTGCAAGTCATCCGAATTCAATTTCAGACCGGGGTCAATGTTGTCCCTGATCGGCGCGACGGTGCACTTGCACCTGTTGTGTAGGGGCATCAGGTCGGAACGGGAGAACACGTTGGTGGCGGCGACCACACACAGGCCGCATGTGCCCGTCTTGGACAGTTCGGGATGTATGACCCTGCGGAACCTTTTTATGCCCGAAGCTTTGAAATACTCTTCGCTCGCACGGTTCTGGGCGGCAACGCCATCGGTGACAGCGTTGTCGGTCAACTGTCGTTCCGCAGCATCCAGCCATGATTGGACGGTCTCGTACACGGCGTCGTTCAAATCATCCCAACCGTGCGGGCGAATGTCCGGCGTTTTCACCGCGAGGCTCCTGTACGCGTCGGCTGGACGCGCCGACACCTTCCACGGGTCGGTATTATCCCTGACCACCACGTATTCGGGAACCTGCGCCGTCCTGCCTGTCACTCCGATCATGCCGAGCATGGTGTTCGCATACGAGATGCCGAGACGGCGCATCTGCTTCACGAACGCGATCTGCTGTTGCGTGATGTAAGCCGAAACGCCCTGAGTGACGGCATCATTCCAGAAATCGGCGGGGGTGAGCGACTGCCACATGCGCCAAGCCCTGCTCACATACTCGTTGACAAGGGCGTTGCGCTGCGCTTCCAAAGCCTCAGAAACTGTCTGGAACGTCGCCATCATCCACCGCCGTATCTCCGGTCAGACCATCGGAATCATCCAAGTAGGATGCGCCCATAGCATCATCGACCGTCTTGGAGGAATCAGCAAGAGAAGACTGCTGCTGCGCCAACACCGTGCTGAAACTCGTATCCTGAGCGTCCTGCACCATCTCCGCGATCTCAGTCTCGGTCATGTGCAGGTAGCGTCTCGCGGCGGTCTTCAACGGAAGACGCCCCGCGACATTGGCGAACGCCTGAGTCTGTTCAAGTTCGGAAGGAAGCTCCACCGGCTCCCACGTAGTCTCGAACCTCTCCTCATAGGCGTCGCTCCCACCATCCGCAGTGAGCGCCATCTTCAGCAGGAGAACAAACGCATCATTCGCACGCATGTTCATATCCTGAACCTTCAGGCGCAGCATTCGCGTGGTCAGCTTCGCACCCTCGGCGCTGCCTGCAACGTCGGGAGAAAGAATCGACAACGGCGTGCCGGTCGCACCGGCAAGCTGCTTGATGTCCTGCGAGGCGGCAGTGAGAATCGGCGTGATATCGGTAGTGCCGGACTCCCCCACCGTCGCACCCTTCGGCATGAGCCACAACGCCGCAGGCCCCATCTGGAACAGCGTGGAATAATCAACCTTCTGACCGGCCTGCGCATCACCATATTTGACAGCCGGATCGGACTCCTTGTAATACTCAGGAAGATCACCGCTGATCCAGCGTTGTTTGAACGCCTGCATCTCCTGGATGCAGAACCTCTGATAACGCTGCTGGTCGATGGCTCCAAGCGTCCTTAGCGACGACTCGAACCATCCCTTGCCGGTTGGCGTCTGGTAGCGGACTATCGGAAGGCAGCCGCATTTGACGGCGAAATCCCAATCGTCGTTGGCACCGCCATCCCACTCGAACTGCGCCTTGAACTTCGGACGTTTCGCGGTATCGTCGTTGGCAAGCGAGTACACGCTATCCTCGTCATCAACGGAATCGGAATACAGGGTGCGAGACTCCACCTCCTGCTTGGCGGTACGCGAATAAACCCGCTGCACCACGCCGTCGTCATCACGGACGAGACGGTACAACGTCAGATACTCGACGCCCGCGTCCTCGTCGAACCCGTATACGACCGCCGAATCCTTATCATCGGACAGGCAAGTCGTCCACGGACTGAGCCGTGAAATGTAGGACGGGTTCGCCTTCGGCCACACCTGCGCATACGAGCACCCATAGATCGCCGCATCCATGAACATGTTCAACGCGCGGACGTTCATGCCGCTACTGTTCCACATGTCATCCGCGTCGGTGCTACGCATCGTCTTGTCGGACACGAGCCTGAAACCTGTCGGATGCTGCGAGGTTATCACCGCATTGGCGATGGTGGAGGCAAGGTTCATGGGGCACATGTCCACGAAACGCTTGTACACGCTCGTGGACGTGACATCCATGTTTTTCGGCACGCTTTTGGTCGGAATGGTCTCACGACCGTCATAGAACGTCTTCAACGTGCATAACTGCGGGTTTCGGTTCTGTAGGCGCGTGGCGAGACGGGTCAATATCAGACCGTCGCCGCCCGGCTCTTCATCGCCCGGTACAAGGCTGTTGACCTTGGTCGCCATTCAAACACACCTCAATTCGCTCTTTGCAACCTCTTGTAGGCCGGACCTCGAAGCGTCGCGCCGGAAGCGTCGGAGACGCGCTCCACGGTGGTACGAGCCTTCTCTTCTTCCTTCAACTGGCTCAGATACTTGCTTCGCGCCGCATACGCGAGGATTCCAGCGATGCACGCATCTATCTTCTTCGGAGACTTCGGAGTCTCCTTGTAGATCGCGTAACCGTATGCATTGTCCCTGCGCCGCGCGTTCCTGAAATGCCCTATAAGCCTTGGATCGGCCAACAGTCTGATGCTCTCAGGATTCGGCTTGCCATCCACAACAGGCTCGGGATCATACTCGAATCCGGTATGCGCGTTCTGCGTGGCGTGATACATGTCAACACCCCAATTGTTCGTCCAGAACTTCATGATCGAAGATTGGCCTCGGGCATACACCTTCATGTCACGCCCATATTCGGATTCCCAAGCGCCGATCATCGACTCGAAGAAATGCGGGTCCGCGAACACGCCGATCACGTTATACCCGTCAAGCATCCTGCGCATGGCCGCATCGAACGCGTCACGGTTCACACGCCAGTCGGGAAGCGGATTGTCAGGCTTCTGCTCCAACCTGACAATGAACAACAGGCCATCCGACACCCTGCATCCGACAATCGCCGTGGAATCGTTACGAATCGAACCATCGAAACCCAACGTGATCTCGTCATCCGGCTTGACCACACGCTTCCACACATCATCAAGACCAATGTTCGCCTCGATACAATCATCCACAAGCTGCTTGTACGCGACATGCGACTGAATGGCCGGTTCGGTAAGCCACGAATCCTCACTGGACGCGCGGGAGTTCAGATAATAGCGGATGGAATCGTTCACGTCCGAATCAGGCTGGTAGATCTGATTCATCAGACCACGGATATTGACCCACCCGTTCATGGACGGCCCCGGCTCCACGCCATCATCCTTCAACGAGAAACCCTCGACCGTATACCCGTCATCATCCACCGGTTCAATACGGCCATCCGGCAAAATCACATAATCCCTGCCATCAGCCGAATGGGCTGCGGAACCATACGACTCGTACAACGCGTGCTCAAGCTTCTTCTCATTCGAGAACTCCTCAAGAGGAAGCGTCGAATACCGATAGTCGAAATACAGGCCCTTGTAATGCTTCGACCTGCCGGAAAGCATATCGTGCGCGATCTGCTCGACGGATTCCGCCACACTGTTCTCGCCAGGGCGGTAATACGTCGTCATCTCCAGCAGCCACGGGTCAGCCTCAAGGGAACGCTTCGGCAGATTACGCTGGACTGTCTTGTACATGCTGATATGACGCGGCAGCTTGTACAAGTGAATCTCGTCGGCAAGAACAAACGTCTCCACGCCGCCGTCCTTGGATGAATCACCTGAAGTGGACGGTACTATTTCCCCGCCCTCTGGAAGGGAGATACCGGTCTTCGTCACGACCATGCCTTCACCCTGCAACTGGGACAAAGGCCCTTCCTTGCAGTTGTAGTAGATCGAATCGAAGATGTTTCCCGTCTGGTCCTCGCTGGTGGCAAGGCACAGAACCTCAGGACGCTGAACCGGACGCCCAACAGGCTCGTCCGGCAGATAGTAGTACCGCTGACCAAGGAACTCGTAGTATTCGCCAGCCACCGCCCAATGATCGAACCTGCAAGGCCCCAAAGCCTCGAACAAGCCGAACTCGCAACCAAGACCGCTCTTATTGCAGCCTTTCGGACGCCACAGCGAACAACGGTCGAACCTACGCCGACCATTCTTGTCAAGCGCATACGCGTTCAACGCGAACTGTATATACTCCGGCGAATGAGTGACATGCTCACCAGTGGCGTCACCACGCCCGATAAGCACGAACGTCTCCGTCCACCAAAGGAACAACGCGCCCAGACTCCGGCACCTGTCCGCATAGGACAGCTTTGGACTCATGACATGCATCAGCGGGCAGCTTCCAACTTCCTCCGCCACGCGTCGATATCCTGAATAACGGCATGATTCGAACCATCGGTGGCCGCATGGTCATTGCTTTCGGGAACATCGAACTTCAAAGCGCGCAACGAAGCCGGAGTCCAACCCAACTCGTCAAACAACTGACGCACGACCGGCATCAACGTCGCGTAACGTTTCGACCAGATCATCTCGTTGATAGTCGCAAAACCCAACTGCACCGCCATCCACGCGGGCGCCGTGCGAAGCATCGAAGCGTTCGGACTCTTCCTGAACTCCTCATACCAATGCTCCACCAGAGGCGACCACTCGCCACCCTTCGGAAACATGAAACTCGCATCAGGCAAATCAGGCCCAAGCTTCCCATCGGGAACCTCAAGAATCTGATTGGACTGCTTCTTAGCCGCCATGGAAACCACCTCCGCACACCCATTCCGGGCATCAGCGCGAAAGCCGTTCCGGCATCACGCGCATTTGCGATGGACAAGAACACGGTTGCGCAGGCTGTTCTCCCCACCCTGCTCCAAAGGCACCTTCCACACGCCAACCGGATAATCGCCACTCATAACATCAGCGGACCGGTCAAGCGCCAGCCCGCACCTAGGACACGTGTGAGAACACGAGTTCCACTCGTCATCGCGCGTCCAGAAAGACTTGGCAACGGGAACCGGCACATCGACGCGAGCATTAGCCCTCGGCTCCCACAACACCGACTTCAACGGATTCGGCTTGGAATCCAAGAGAACCGGAGACCTGCGGCACTTCCGACTCCACGCCTTCCGACACCTGTCGGAACACGTCTTCTTGTCCCTGCGCTCAGTCTCGAAAAACCTTCCGCACTGGATGCACGCACGGCTCATACGCTTCTTACGCGCACCCATGCCACCACGACGCCACCGGTCATAATGCATCCTGCACATGCCACGCGCATGAACGTCACGCGAACAGCCATTGATGCAGCACGCACCATCGTCTAATGAAACGCCGGATGCCTGTACCACTTCGCCTCCGCCCTCCTGCGACGGTTCTCACGACGCTGCTCAGCGGCCTCAAGCTCAGTCTTGTAAGAATGATGCCTATCACACAACGCCCAAAGATTCTCCGGCGAATCATCATCATGAACAGGATCACGCTTCTTATGATCCACCTGATTCGCATAGGCACCGCACAATCGCACACGCCCGTAATCATCCTCAACAGGCCACTGGCACCTATGCCCGTCACGATCCAATATGAAGGCGCGAACCCTAGGCCAATCAGGATTGAACCGGCCCTTACGCTCACCAAGCCAAACCATATGAACCTCACAAAGAAAAACAGGGTTGGCCGGTGCTGAGCAGGAGAGCAAACCAAAGGGGAAACAACCCAGCAGGAAAAGTTCTCAGAACAGCCAACCCAAGTGCTTCAGGAGGGAATCGAACCCTCACGCCGCAAGACAACGCATTTTGAGTGCGCCGCGTCTACCATTCCGCCACCAAAGCAAAAGAAAACAGGCAACCCCCACGCCACATCACCAAAAACCATGGGGATTGTCTGTCATCTAACCCAAACCGCCATAAGGAAATCCAATGGCAAAAAATGGCTTTTTACCGCCAGCCACGGCGCGCGGATGCTGAGGGAGTCGAACCCCCGGACCGTTCCCAGTCGCCACCTTAGCAAGGTGGTGCAATAAGCCACTCTGCCAAGCATCCAAAAGCAAGAGCCGCCGCAGCGACTCAGGAGACTGTTCCCGCAGACTAGGCGGGTCAGCTAAAACTAGAGCCGCCACAAGACGACTCCGAAGACCTTTCCCACAACCTGTGGGTAGGCTGAGCACAGCATGTTGGACTCGAACCAACATCGACGGTTTTGGAGACCGCCATGCTACCGGTTGCACCAATGCCATATGTGGATGGTCACACCCATGAAGCGTGACCATCCACCGAGTCGCCGTTAACGGAAGCGTCCGCCGCTTTCATCTCCAGACAAGCCAACGCCAGCGGTAGGCGCTTGCCTTCGGGGGTAGTACTACTTCCCCAACGCGGAATGTGAAGGATTCGAACCTCCGGCACTTCACAGTGCGACTGCTTTCGGGACAGTTGCATTAAACCACTCTGCCAACATTCCAAACCCAACTTAGTTATTGTCCAAGTTGGCATGACAGCGGAATGGTGGACTGGCTTTTACCACCAACGGCAAGGAACGTGTATGTATATATGCACCCGTTTGGCCGTGCCTCCCCTTCGGTCATCAACCGCCTGATTAAGGCAGGGAGCCTCTTATCCCCCCACATGTTCCAGTAGAGATGTTCGAGCAATACCATCGGTCTCACGGGCAGCTACCCCCATGAAACCTAGAGCAAACCTCGGGAATCGAACCCGACAACCAAAAGGCTGTGCCAGCAGGATTGCAAAGCCAGCACGCCTAGACCGCACCAGCCAAAATCATCTAATGATGATTATACTCAACAAAACAGGTGCAACAACGGTTGCGCAACTTGATTTTGAAACGCTTGCAATCCATACGCAGAGCGAGACGAGAGGTTGCAGGCGTCACGTTTTGTGCGCGAACTTTTCAAAAACCCGCGCGCTATTTCTGCTATTGTCCCACCGGCCCCAGCAGAAGGGCCGGGCGGGGGGCTCCCCCACAGGGGTGTTTGTTGCATGGTGCAACGTTGGAACGTTTGTACGATTGTGTTTTGGCGTGTCGTGTGGTATCGCGCAGGCACGTTCCTTTGTATGCGATCATGTCCGTGCCCGTCGTGGTCACGTCGTGGCCATGGCGTGGCCGTCGTGCCCTGGACGTCGTGACATCCCTGGACATGGCTGTGGCGCGGCGTGGCCGTGGCCGTGGCACCTGCCGTCTTTTCGTCGCCGTCGTGTGGTTGCGACACGCCGATGAGTGCTAGTGTTTGCAATGGTTTTGGCGTGGTCTGTGTTGACTCAATTTGCCTTACGTTTGTAAGGCGTGTATAGTGAGAGCCATCAAGCAAACGACAACGAAAGGAACGGAGATGAAGAGGTCACCACCACGAAGGCCATCACCGCAAGGACGGTGACACGAAGCCCCCTAACAGGCGCGGCATGGATGATTGACAACTGAAGAGTGGACGCGGCGGAGACACGACGGAATGCGACTAGGCATGATGCACCCTCACACCATGCAAGGCTGAACCGTCGTCGAGTCGCCAACGTGGTGCGATTGCCGGCATGGAATTGTCTCGCACCGTCTGAGTGGTCTACAATGGCCTCTAATCCAAGTTAGGAGTAGGGCCATGGGATTAAAAGAATTGAGAATGAAACGTGGAATGACGCAACGCGAGTTAGCTGAAAAAGTCGGCATGTCAGGCGGCAATATCGCGGCTATCGAGTGTGGTAGGCGCTCTGAGGCTAACTTAACCTTAGCCACTGCGATAAAACTGTGTGACGCTTTACGCGTTGCTAATCCACGTAAACTACTTGATTCTGATTCTGAAACTTCGTCGGATTGAATGTAATCCGCCAGGGCTAGGCATGTCTTTATGGCGTGGCTAGTCCACGAAATATTAATGTTCGGCCGATATGATCGGCGTTAAAGTAAGGAGGTGGCATAGTTGCCGACATTGAGCATGTTCTACGGGATCGTTGTTCAGATGAACTACCGTAACGAGCATAACCCGCCGCACATTCACGCGGTGTATCAGGGTCATAGGGCTTCCTATGACTTTGACGGCAATGTGACGGCCGGGGAGCCGTTGCCCCGCAAGCAGCACAGGATTCTTGTTGCTTGGATTGAATTGCATCGTGATGAGCTTGAGGCTAATTGGACTCTTGCCATGAACAATGAGCCCATTTATCCGATTGCCCCGCTTGCCCTATGAAACGAGGTTTATTGTGAGTGTTCCCGATGAAGTGTGGGTCACTGACGCTGTGGCGTTGGATGGCTCGCATGTGGCTTTGCGTTTTTCCGATGGTCATTGCGGCGTGCTTGACATGTCGCCATATATGGACGATGGCGTATTCAAGCGGTTGCGTGACCCGAATGTTTTCAAGACGGCCAGGGCCGGTGTGAGTACTGTCGAGTGGGATAACGGCACTATCGACATTGCCCCCGAGACGGCTTATGCGCATGCCGCGCCGTTCGGCGCGTAATTGCCTCATGCTGATGAGTCCCGGTTGCCTTTGGCTGCCGGGATTTTGTTTATTCGAACGTGTTTGGCGGGGTTCCCGTCTGATGAAAATACCCCAAGAGTGCTGCAACACTCTTGGGGTTTTGCTTAAAACTAACCGATTTATAAGCCCTCTCATTTTAGCAAGGGGGCTGGAAAGAGAGTATCTGAAATGAAATTCGACGACAATATCTACAAAGAGATCACTTGGTTTGATGCAAGTGAGATTGTGGAACATGACATGTTCGACGGTATCGATTCATACGAGCTGTTGCGTAATCTCGCCACGCTTGAGGCGGGGTACAGTCTTGACGGTGAGCTGGATGAAGAGGCCGACGAGAGGGTGTGCGATGAAGAGAATAGCATTATCACCGTTGGCCGTTTTCTGTTCGATTCTCTGCTTGCTAAGGGGCTGGCTGAATGGTTCGAGTGCAAACGGTACGAGCTTGCGGGGTATGTGCGTTCCTGTTGGCTGAGCTGTGATGGTGATGATTGGTATTTTTACTTCGTTACCGGCTGTGGCTATGACGTTATCAGCAGTGATCTTCTCGGCCGTGAGTGCGATGGCGTGGCTAGAGGCACGTTCGTTGACTTCCTGAATGGTGGGGAACGTAAGTAGCCTCCCTATATTCCAGGCTTTCGGGCGTGAGCCTATCAATCACGCCCATATAGCCCGTCGGGCATTACATTCCAACACAATCGAGGTGCTTTAAAAATGCGTAAGAAGATTACTCTGCTTGTTGCCGTGCTTGTTGGCCTGTTGGCTTTCGGCGTGGCTTGTTCCACAGCGCTTTCCGATCAGCCGGTTGCCGATCCGCATGGCACGCCTGAGCAGCGGTGGACGTGGTGGCGTGAAACCTATGCCACGAAGGATTACGGCCAAGCTGACCTAGCGAGCTACCGCGAGTTGTCCAATATCCCGCAGTGCGGCATGGAGGACGGTAGCACTTCGGACGGTTACGAGCGTATTTGCGAGTGGCGTGGAAGCGTTGACGGCAATCATACCGGCACGTCATACGTTTTGGTTGACGGTAGCAAGGTTTTGGAATGGTGAAACCGCTCATGGCCGTGCGGTGAACGGCCCATCAAATAATCAAGTTTTCATACAAGGGAGTTTTAAAATGTCGAACAAAGTTAACGGCCTGTGGGCAGTCAATTCGTCCAGTGTCTTCATGTTCTTTGATTCCGTCAACAGTCCGAGCGTGTGGCGTTTCGAGATGAAGGATGGTGTTGAATCATGGCGGATGATTCCGGGCGTGAAGAATGCTCAGGCGGTGCGTGGTGTGGCCGCCGCGTATCGTGCCGATGGTGGCGCGTGGCTTGACCCTAACGGCTCCGATTACGCTCAGGCGGTGAGTGAGATCGGTGACGTGCCGTTGATCGTGGAACGTGGCGATTGCATGGTTTCCTCTGATTGCGGGGATTATACGGCGCATGGCGTGAGCTTGTCCGATGCCGACCGTGAGCATGGTTGGGAATTGTCTTATGAGCATGGCGGCATGGTTGTGTCACGTGACGTGTCGTTTCTGACTCCAATGGAGCAGGATCATCCTGAGATGTGTGAGACTTATGATGATCTGCCTGTTGTCGAACCGGTGGCACCTGTCGCACAGTCGGTTGAGGTTGTCGAACCGGAGCCGGTTACGGCTGAGATTCCCGAGGTCCCACCGCAGACGGAACCTCATGAGGTGGTTGCCACTTCCAGCGCGGTCATGGTGCGCAAGGTGGTGATTCCTGGCGGTAAGTCGGTCAAGGAACTAGCCGACGTGTTCGGCGCTTACGTGCATAAGCCTCGTGGCTTCCATGATTCCGCGGGCCGTCGTGTGGCGTATGTCGCGTTCGACGGTACCGGTGGCGTGATCGCGTACCGCGACTATTACACGGACGTTGATACGCGGCTGGAAGAGCAGATTACCGACTATCTCGCCGCCCATAATCTCAAGCTTGCTGCTTGAGAAGAATTTGCCGCCACTGTTATGAGCGGTGGCGGCGCCTTAATTACCTCTATCAAAAATAATCAGGCAAACCATAGTGTATGTGGTTTGCCGGAAAGAAGCAAACCATGTTCAGTAAGATTCGCAATGTTTTTCTTGTTTTCGTGCTTGTCGCCGTCGTCGGTGTCGTCGGCCATTTGGATGCCGTGGATCAGGCCCGGGCGTTGGGTGGCGCGTCTAGCGAGACGGTAGCCGAGTGGAATACGTGGCGTCGTGACAATCCTGGTTCCGTCGCTTCCGCGTTTTCCTGGGCGGACATTCCGGCTTGTTTTGTCGAGGATGGTTCCGTCGCGGTCGATGGCGGCTCCGCCTACCAGCATGTGTGCAGGTGGGATGCGTCCGTGTCGGGCAATGGTGACGGCGGCTCGTATGCGCTTGTCGATGGCAGCAAGGTTTTGGAGTGGTGAGGAGGTTTCGGCATGATGGTTTATCAGTTTTCGCGTTTTGACCGTGAGTCGAACCGTGAGTTATGGCGGTATCGTTCGCCTGTTTCGTTGTGGGTGGAATGGTTGGCCGCGTGGCTGGAACGTGATCGCGCTGCACGGTTTGGTTATCGTGCGTGGCTTTACGTGCAGGTTTCGTCCGGGGATATGATTACGCGCGACATGTTGTCGTGGCGTGACGAGATCGAGGTGCCGTGATGTGGCGGCTGCGATATTACCGGACCTCTGTTGGCGGGTATCGGATTGAACTCACGACTCCGGCTGGCTTCTTGTATGCTTACGGTCATTCCAGTGCGATTCCTGACGTGGAGTTGGAAGCGTGGCTTATTCATGATGCCGGTTTGGAGGGTCCGCAGGTGGATGTGCAACGATCATGCGCGGTCGGGCATGTTTTTTGATATCAGTCTGTTTCGACGCGCCATTCGGAGTAATAAAAAATCATGTCAGCAAACGAAAGGACAAACAAAAAATGATTAGGCTCATTGACGACAACAAGGCAGTGGAAATCAGCATCCGCGAGTGGGATGAGGAAAACACGCAATACGGCCCCGACTGGTCGGCCGACTTCTTCGAGGTCGGCGGATTGAAGACCGTTGACGATCCAGAGCTTGCTTACATTGTGGATGACGTCGATTACTGCATCGAGCAGGCGAACGACATGGTGGCCGGTATCGGCGACTTCGCTGAAGACGGCCCGCAGCCGGATACGTTCGTGGACGTGGCGGAACTCGACCGGAGCGCGTACCCAATCTGTGAAATTGATCTTTATTCGCTTTCCAGCGAGATCTACAATCACGGGTCGAACGTCAAGGATACGGAAATCATATCCGGCATGTGTCCTGAGGACACTATCAAGGTGGTTTTCATGTATGGTTCGGCATGCTGTGTGGGTATCGATCCTAATTTCCCTCTTTGCGTCAACTTCTCGTATTATGCGGATGAAAGCTGTCGTGATGGTGAGCTTTCGACGAGTTGCCATGATTTCGAGGGCGAGTTGGATTATCTCACCGGTGTGAAGGACATTTGCGGCGGGTTGCGCTAGTCGCGTCTGCCGGTTTCGATTGTTTAGTTTCAGGGCGTGGCGATTGTGTCACGCCCTTTGTTTTCAACGTTTTTCTTTTTTAATTAATTGCAAGGGAGATTGTGTCATGGAAGTCTCTAATAATGTTTCGTTGCCGCCCGTGATTGTCGGCTATGTCGGTCGGGTTGTCGCTCAATGGTGGGCGCGTTTCGATGATTGTGGCACGCCTGATATTAATGAGTATCCACTTGCTCAAACGGAAGGCAAAGCTAGGTATCTTTCTTCGGCTGCTCGGAAGCAGAGGGAAGTGCTTAAAGCTCCTTGGGTGATGGCTTTATATTTGGAAATCAATGCAATTGCATGCAATGGTGACATTAAAAATTCATCTGAATGGAAACCTCAGGAATCCGAATTTGTCAATTGGGCTGTGGCACTGCATCGTTTTCTAGTAAAGGAGTGGGGAATTGATCCATCGCCGGCTTTGGTGGGTAAATATGCTCCAGGCATAGCCAGACCGGCCAATAACGTGTCCATTCAGATTATTGATGCCGATTTCAAGCAGCGGTATAGTCAACAAATCCGAGACGATGTTGTGAAGTTGAATCCTGGTTTTCTTATTTTGATTCCTTCAGATATGTCTAAAGGCGACATTGGCAAGTTGCGCGATGTCTGTGCCGGAGCTGAAGGCAAATCGTTGTACTATGCTCCGGAAAAGTCGACTTTGCGTATCGGGAAAGTCACAACGGTTGATGCCGAGCATTTCTGGAAGCCAGTAGCGCCGGGAATGTGTCGATATTGGGCGGTCAGACCGATGGCCATCGCTGAGACGCGCCCTATTCCTGACATAAAGTTGCATCGCAAATGGGGAGTTTATGAGGCTCTTTGTTTGTCGATTGGACATGTTTGGCGTTCGCAATATCCGCAATCGTCGGAAGGAAGTCGAGAGGAACGCTATTGGAACATTGTTGATGCGGTGAGCGCGAAGACCTCGCATTTCCGTATTTACAATTATCGTACCGTTCATCGTGCCAACATGACGGATTATGTGCATCGTGCGAACGGTTCCAACATTTTGCATGGTATGAATGCGTTGATTGCGATTTCTGATGCCGGTGAGTCTCTGGATTGTGCGGCTATGGCAATCGGTCAGAGTCGCCATTTGGGTGGAGGTTTTCTTGTACCGGCGGATTTTGCCGTAAGCGTGTGTCAATCGGATGATGATTTCGAAAAGGGGATTCCAACATGGCTGAAATGAGTCTGGAGCAGCGGCAATACCTGACTGCTAAACAAAAAAGCAACGAATAAACATGGACTAAAAAGGAGTACACCATGAACGGCAACTACAAAGGTACGGAACACTACACGCTGACCAAAACCGAAAACGGGTGGCATGGCGACCCGGACGATTGTGACTGGCAATGGTTCGACTTTCCTGATCTAACATTCACCGATGACGGTGACTGCCAGTTCTATTTGGAGGGCGAATCCATCGATATGGCGGTCGAACTCGACGAATACCGAGAATTTCTCGCCATCCTTTCCAATGAGATAGAGGAACTCCGGCAGCAGATTGATGCAGTTGGATAGAAGTGGCCTAACCCGCCCAAACTTCTTGACACTCCCGTGGTTTCAACCACGGGATTCCTGCGAACTGGGCTTGCACCAATCATGTCAGCAAAAGAAAGGACAAAAAATGTTTACAGCACTTGAATGGACCACCGGCGCGAAGGTCATTGTCAAGCCAATCGCCATCCGCCGCCCGAACGATGCATACGAGATGCTTCTCATAGCCGACAAGACCACGGGCAGGGGCGTATGGTTCGACACCAACGACTGCGAATGGTACATCAACCTGCAAGGCGTTGACGGCAATCTCATGCAGGAGGCTGAAGTGGTTGAAGATGTGTACGGTGAGAACGAAGAAGAGTGGGAGACCGCGGCAAACAAGCTGCTTGCCGAATACGGTCTTAAGCTCGGCGACTTCGACGAGAAGGCCGGAGACCGTTACACGCTAGTCGAGGCCTGACATGACGCGCAGCAAAAACAAGCGACTTCGCCTCATCCCATCCCACCTGCCGCTCATCCGCGACAAACTCGCCGACTTCGCCCAATACAGGCTTAGAGAACTCGGCTCGCAAACTCAATACGAGGCCATGATGGCCAACGCCTGGAGCATGACCGATCAGATCAGAACCGCGCAATTGTGGTGGGTCAGCCGAGATATGACGCGTCTGGCCGAGGACACCGTGCAGGCCGGAGATTTTCCAGAACCCGATCCGCCGGCGCAATGCGGGATGATATTTTTCGAGGGCGACGTGCAGCACATCTCATTCCACCTCGATAACGACGGGTTCGGCGAAACTCGCGTAGCCGCGATCCTATGGCAGGATGCGGGGCGCGAGAGCGCCAAGATATCGGTGTTCACCGACAATCCCGTGGGGATCAGGGAGATGCACGCCGATTCATTCGGCCTCCCCGTCGTCTCGCTCGCCCCTCCCGTCGTCCGCGATAACGACGGGAGCTTCCAGTGGCTCTGCGGCCTGCTGCGCGCGGTGTGGGCGTTGAGCGCGGAACCGCATATCTGCGAGGCGAAACCGGCGAAACCCGATATGGCGCATCCGCTGCCGCAGCGTTTCGACCCGGAAATCCGCAAGGTCAAGATGCTGGTGCTGCGTGAGAATCTGCATCGTCCGGGTGGAAGCGCCGATGATGACGAGCGGGTGCGACGTGAGTATTCGCATCGTTTCATCGTGCGTGGTTTCTGGCGCGATCAGACGTATGGGCCGAACCATTCGCTCCGCCGACGCCAGTGGATACCACCGTTTGTCAAGGGTCCGGCCGACAAGCCTTTGATCTGCAAGGAGACGGTGCGCATATGGAAACGGTGAGCGACATGATCGCCGGTTTTCTCGCCGGCCTGACGCCGAGCACAAGGGCGGGGTATCGGAGCGTCGTATCACGATGGCTCCGCTGGTGTGCGGATAATGGCATCGACATGCTGCGGGCGAAGCGCACCCATATCGAGGTGTTCGCCGCCTATGACGGCGGCATGCGGCCAGCGGCGAAAAGCACGGTGTACAAGACTCTGAGCGTCGTTTGCTGCCTCTACCGCTATCTCTGTGAGGAGGGGTATATCGACTGCAATCCGGGCGAGCATGTGCGTAGGCCGAAACTGTACGGTCATTCGGATGGCACGTACCTCACCCGCGAGCAGGCTAGGCTTTTTCTGGCCGAAGCGCGAGGTAGGGACGCGCGGACGGATGCCCTGTGCAGTCTGCTGCTGTTGACTGGTGCGAGGGTTAGCGAGGCGCTCGGATTGGATGTCGAAGACTGTCATCTGGATGACGGGCGTCCGTGGGTGCGGTTCGACCGCAAGGGCGACTGGTCCCAGCGTGTGGCCATTCCCTCCGAAGCGTCCGATGCTCTCGCACGACTTATCGGTGGACGTAGGCACGGTGCGGTGTTCCGTGAGGATTCCGGCGTGCGTCTGCGGCAGCAGACCGCCGTGGGCATCGTATCGTCCGTGGCATTGCGCGTGGGCGTGCCGGATATTTCGCCGCATTCATTGCGGAGGACGTTCTGCACGCTCTCCCGTGACGCCGGCGTGCCGGACAGGGACATCATGGCCGCAGGCGGGTGGAACAGTCCGCAGATGCTCGACTATTACGATATGGCGCGCCGTGGGCTGGATGGTAGGGCTGGCGATGGATTGCAGAGATTCTTGAATAATGGTTGATCTGGAATCCAACGGTGCTATTTACTGAAGAATAGTGGGGGTGGTTTGAATCTGCCCCCATTCATGTGCCATTGTAGACTACTCAGACGGCGCTTAACGCAGCGTATAGCCAATTGTCCACTAATTCGGCTTCGTTGACTGGCTCGAAATGCCATGCGTCCAATCCGACGTTGATCTCATTGTGATGCCTGCCGAACTCAAGCGGGTCATGCGCGTGCGTGTGTCCGTGCAGGAGCAGAGTGTTGTTCATGCGTGGTATCGCGTATTCAGCTAATTCCGGCGCGTTCCAATTGGTTGAGACTGCGCCTAGGGGTTTGCTTTGCGTGAAGTCTTCACGCCATTGGTAGTGGCTTAAAAATACCGTGTGTGGATTGTTGCCCCGCCCGTCTCTGATTTCGGTGATGCCGACTCTTCCGACTTCCACGAACACGCTTGCCAACTTTTCCAGCGTGCGGGTGGAACTGTGCAGTTCGTGGTTGCCGAGGATTAAGTGTCTGCGTTTGCGCGGAACCTGTAGATTCTGGATGCGCATTATCGCCTGATCGACGCTCCACGTGCTGCCGGAACTGATGTCTCCTAGGATGTAGAGTTCGTCTTCCTTGCCGACGTATGTGTTTATCGCTTGTACGATGTCGGCATCATGCTTCCGCCAGCCAACACAGTTCTTGAGCGGCTTATGCTCATGTTCGGCTTGTTGTTTGATCGATGCATCCTTAGCGTATCCGGGTAGCGCGTATCCGCGTAGCGCGGCCACGAACGGATGCGCGAAATGCAAGTCACTAGTGAACCACTTCATCCTTAACACCGCCCTATTTCATTATCCATCCCATACTGCTTATCCCACTTGTCCAATGCTTCTAAAATGTTCGGCAGTCCAAAATAGTCGTAGTATTGGCTGTAACATTCACCGTTTTTCGTCTCGAATGCGATGGTCAGCATTTCGGGGTCATCGCCACAGGTTTCGCAGACTGCTTCGCAGAATGGTGAATAATCGTAGCCGACTACTCGTACTGGCTGATAGTAGCCGTCGAACAGTTCCGGTGATTCGACTTGCAACACGCGCATCAGCAGTTCGTTCGTTGATTTTCCAGTGGTGTTTTCCGTCATACTCCCCTACTTTCCGTTGACTTCGATTACCAGTTCCGTGTCACCATGAACGGTCGCCTTGATATCGTCATTGAGCTGATTCGACAGGTGCATGATGATGTCGGTGACAGTTTCATAATTCAGTTTCAGGGCAATGGTGATGTTCCCACAGCCGTCGGGCACGGCTTCGATATCGTTGCTGTACACCGGCATGGAGTATTGCGTCGCTCTTAACTCCTTGAGTTTTCCTGACATGACGATTTCGCAATTGTCTAAAATGATTATCTTCTCGCCTAAGTGCGTGGCGTTCAGATGGCCTGCTGTGATTGTCTCGCTCATTCCGCGTGGCCTCCTAGTTCTCGTTGGTAATTCTTTCGGAGAATATTTGCGGGCGTGGGAATGTGGTGCCGTGGCTGTTCGTGATCCGTTCCAATTCCATGAACTCTTCGACCGACATGTTAACGCTTGCGTTCGTGCAATCATCAGTTATCTTGACGTATCCGTTGGTTTCACCACCGTATCTGTCATACGTATGGATGATCTGTAGGGTCACGCCATTCATGACGTTCACCCATGTGATTACCAGTCGTGAGGAGATGTGCGGACCCTCTGACTCTTTCTTGTCGGTGTTTTGATAATGGAATCCAAGTTTTATCAGCTTGTTTTCCAGTTCGTCTGTTTCCTTGGTGAAGTCGAGTACTTTCATTGTGCCTCCTTAGTGTTGTCCTGTGCCTGCCATGAGTTTGTCGTCGCCGCTCATTCCGCGTAGCCTCCTATGTATTCCCAGCAGTTCGCGTCCACAGTGCATTCGATGATCGGGAAAACAGTGAAGCCTTCTCTAGCGAGTTCATTCACGCGATGTTCGGCTTGAGCGCGCGAACCGTAAACACCCATGATGCTTACATGCTCGCCATACTTGATTTCCGTGTCATGGCGAACGGTTGGTAGCCAAGAACGCTTTTCCGGTGGAAGGGTCGTGTAATCCCTGTATTCGTCCCTGTCTTGCACGTCGGCGGCCACGATGCAGATTCTCATGATTGTTCCTGTCTGGGGTTGTCTAGTATCTGTTTGGCGAGTGTTCTTGTTGTCGGATTATTCGCCGGTGCTTCCGAATCCGTTTTCGCCTCGTTCCGTGTCTTCCCGTAGTTGGCTTACCGGAATGATCTTCACGTGTTCGACGGGCGTGACGACAAGCTGCGCTATGCGCTGTCCCGCCGTGATTTCAACGGCTCTTTCACTGGTGTTGTGCAGGATCACGCATAGTTCGCCGCGATAGTTGCTGTCGATGATTCCTGGAGCGTTCAGCACGGTCAAGCCCTGTTTCAACGCGAGGCCGCTTCGTGGGCATACGAGGCCCACGTGATTGTATGGGATTGCCGCGTATACGCCCGTATGCACGAGCGTGTGTCCGTTGGCGGGGATGATGGTGTCCTCGCTTGATTTCAGGTCGGCTCCGGCGTCGTGGGGATGCTGGTATGCGATGTTGTCGGTGTTGCCGGTGATTTGTATGATCTCGGTCATTTTTTCGCCTTTCTTTCAGAGGATGTTGTTTGCCGTTGGCGTGAGGAATGTGAGCGTATGCAGGGTGCGTTCTGGCGTGTTGTGGAATATGTTTGTGGTGGTGGCGCTCCGGTCTTGCCGGTCTTGAATGTTGGACACGTTTTCGTATGTGATCGTATGTCCGCAGTCTTCGATGATTATTCGTGCCATTAGTTCGCTTTCTGGTCGGTGGAGAGCAGTTGCCAAATGTTGTCGGTTGTCTGTCCGGCCTGTTGGAGGTGGAGCAGGAGCCTGTATACGTCTGCGATGCGGTATGTGGGGTGGCCGTGGATTCCACCCGCTGGTTTTAGCTGGCCGCGATGCACCCAGCTTTTGAACGTGTTCGCGTTGACGATCTGTCCGGTGGATTGTGCGAGTAGGTTGATGATCTGGCGCATGGTGCCCATGTAGTCTGATTCGAGTATTTTCTGGTTCATGAGGTTCCTGAGATAGTTGGTGTTCCACGTGTTTTTGCATCCGCGGCATTTGACTGTGGCTGCGGTTTCGTCGGCTGTCAGTGGCGTGTTGCAGTCGGTGTTGGGGCATGTGCCGAGGTTGACGGCGTGTCCTTGGTTGAGGATGCGTGAGCATTCTCTGACGAGGATGCGTATTTGTTCCGCGTAGACGGGTGTTGCCGTGGAGAGCAGGTAGTTGGTGTGTCCTGTTTTCGTGTCGAGGATTCGTTTGGCAAGGTCGGCCAGTGGCGTGACGTGCATCCATTGGATGCCTAGGCATGTGGCGAACGCCTGGAGCGTGGGCTGCACTCCATCCAGTCCGTGTTCGTCCCGCTCGTATAGGAGATCGTAGATGGTTTCGCGGAGTGGCGGAGTTGCGGAGTATCCGCTTCCGCCGTTGCCGTTCATGTCCCTGTTTTTGTTGATGCGGTTGAGTTTCCCGTTTTCCAATGATGGCAGGTGTGTTGCCAGCCATGTCAGGTTGTTGGTGAGGCGGGTTTCGCAGTTGGGGCAGAGTTGGCGTTCGGGGTTTCGCTCACGCCAGCATGAGCGGGTTTTGCATTCCGGCAATCGCTTTTGGCCTTCCGTTGGGTATGGTTTTCCTAGGCCAGTGCCTTGTGGCGTGCGATTGAACCGGCTTGGATATTCTACCATGCACCGTTGAACGCAACCTAGCTGAGTCGTTGGGCTAGTTCGTTGTCCAACAGTCCGATGATGGTGAACGCGCTGGAATGCGTGTCGGTCACGCTTTCGGAGTATGCTGTGGCTGTTTCCCCAAGGGGTGTGGTTTCCACTATCAGCACCCATGGCGTGTAGTCTCCGACGATGTCGCCGATTGCTTTTCTGAGGGCTGTTTTTTGCTGTTCGGTGAGTTCAGGTTCTTCCATTTCGGTCTTCCTTGTTGAGCTGGTTTGCTGTTTGCTGTGCTTCGACAATGTCTTGCACGTCGTCGCGTGATTCGAGGCCGAGGCGTTTCAGCGTGTGTTCGCACGCCCATGTGTGCGTGTGTGGCGTTTTTTGCGGGATGCCGCTCATGTTGGCTCTACGTTGGCACCAGCCTTTCCACAGGCGCGTCCACTCGTTTATGGTGCGGGTTTCGCCGTGGTGGTGGTGTATGAACGCTCCCCATGCGTCGGTGAGGTCGAGGTTGGGGTATTGGCGGCTGATCTGTCGGTCGGCTTCCGGCCTGCCGGTTTCCAGGTATTCGTCGGCTGTGGTTTCTTTGGAGAAAGAAGAAGAATATTCTTCTTTCTCTTTCTTTTGGGTTCTGGTGTTCTGGTGTTCTGGTGTTTGTCCCGATGTAACAGCGTTACAGTTCCGATGTAACGCCGTTACATCCGATTCGTTGCGATGCTTGGCCACGCGCTCGGCGCTTTTCTTCCTGGCGTGCAATACCTGCTCTTTGGTGCGGTTATGCTCGGCGTAGCCGTGGATCAGCCATCCTTCCTCCACCTCTTCAAGCATTCCCTCGTCAACGAGCGCCTGCACTTGTTCCGGTGTCGCTCCGATGTTGGACAGCATGGCGCGTCGTGGTACGAAACCGTCCGTGAGCCTGTCCCCGCACAACGAGAGCGCCATGCAATACACGCCAACGGAATCGGCGCGGCCCATGCGCACGAGGTCACGTATCTTGTCGTTATCGTAGAAGCCGTTCACGAGCTGCACGTAGCCGCGTCTAGCCATCGCCTAATCTCCTCTTGTGATTCCGTCGTGATCCATCGAATCCAAAGCTTCTTCAAGCTCCGCCAAGCTTGGTGGGGGCCAAGGAAGAATTCCAACATCTTCCATCACAGGCTCCCGAATCGCTTGTAGAATTCGCTGTCGGTCATGCCATACAGCGGATCCATGCCAGTCGTTGGCTTGCACGCGGACAGCCGGTAGCCGCAGTACGGGCAGGTCACGCAATATGTGCCGACAACCTCGCCGCAGTGGGCGCATTCCACATATTTGATCGTTTTGCTCATTCGCTTACCGTCTTCCGTGCGGTTTCGAGCATTTCCCGAGCGTCCCTGAGATAATTGGCTCGCATTTCCGGCTCGGCCAGAGTCCAGAAGCAGTCCTCACTGGGCATGACGTCTTCCCAGGCTGGTGCCATGTCCCACCACAGCAGTCGTTTCGCCACGGCTTCGACCTCAACGTCAGCCGGTGGTGCTGCGCGGCCACGCATGTAAGCTTCCCGCGAATCGTATTGGTATTCGGCTGGATATGTTTGTCTGGCTTCCTGCTCTGCGATGCTCAATTTGTCCTCTTTCCGTTTGCTTTGACCATTGCCCAGAGGATTTCGCTTGCCGGACGTCTCCGGTATGACATGTCGTTGTATGACTGCACGTGGCCGAGAATCAGTTTCGAGCCGGTCGAATCGGGGGTAAGGATCGCGTTCACGCGCTCGGGCACCATCTTCTGCCATACGATCTCGTCGCACAGTTCCTTCGTGCAGACCAGGTAATTCTGGTCGCCGTAGAAGGTCAGGCCGTTGCCGCTCGTGAAGTCGGCCATGCATGACTTCACTTCGTAGAATCCGAAGCAGCCTTTCTCCACGCTTGCGGGCACTGGCTCGCCGTTGATGTTCCATGGCTTGAAGCCCACGTAGTCCACTCGCCTATCGTCAGGCGTGTTCCGGTCGAAATTGACCTCACTCGCCCAAAACGCGGTCTGATTCTTCAATCTCTTCTCGACCAGCTTGGACAGCATGGCAGTGGTTTCAGTCCTGCTCATTCCGTATCCTCCTTGTCACGTCGTTCTTGGCAGTAGTCGTAGAACATTTCGGCGGTGACGGCCACCGCATGCCAAAATGACTCCTTCTCGTATTCCTCGGCCTCATATGCCAGTCCTTCTCGGCGTCGGGCTTCTGCCGCTCTTTCATAGGCGATTGCGCCTATTTCGCATATGGCCTGCACGTATCCATCGCGGTAGTCGCTCATTCCGCGTCCTCGCTTTGATTCGGCACCTCGGACGGCATGGAGCCGGAATAGCCAAGCATGGAACGGCAGTGGTCGGCTGTCTTTTCGTATGCGTTGATTTGTCCCTTCACGGCACCGTATGCGTCCATTTCACGCTGCATCAGAAGAGCGTTTGCAAGCCGCAGACCTTCGATCTCACGCTGCTCGCACCAGTCGATGACTTCCTGCAATGCTTTGTCTTTTTCACTCACGTTCGTTACCATGGTGTTCCTCCTTGTCTTGTGGATTGGAAGTGAATATCGCCGCCACTATCGCAAACAGTGTCAGCATCGCCAATACAGCCATCACGCCCAAGACGATGACGATGAAAACGCTTGAAATGTTCCAGCAGACTTCGGTGAGACTCATTTCGCGTCCTCGCTTGTGAGAACCGCTAGTATGGTGTCCTCGCATTCCAGTTTTGGCAGTGGTTGCGGTGTGCTCATATCCTCGTAGAACCTGTTCAAGGCGTACAAGGTTGTTTGTGTGTCTGGACTGTTGGAATCGTAAAATACGGTCGGCCAGACATGCTGCGAGTCTGGCACGTATCGCAAGTGCAAGGGGCAGAAGAATCTCGGCTCATTATCACCGGTGAACAGGCACAGCCATTTTCTATCACCTATAACTTCATGGATTGCGCCTTCCTTGGTTGGTTCCCAGGAGCCTAATACCACGCAACAGCCCGGGTAGTCGCATGTCGCCAAGTAGGTTGTTCTTATGCTCATTTGATGCTTCTTTCGGCTTCGCGCATGATGTGCCGCATGTCGGCGTATTCGCGTGCCGCCCAACGTTCGATCATTTCCGGGGTGGCGTTTCGTGGCAGCGGGTTCAGGCATATGCCACCCTCCAAACGCTGCATGAGCCGGATTACCTTCCGGCGACGTTTCGGAGTGAGGGTGACGTGTCTTTCGACGGCCCTGACAACCACCAGCCGGTCGCAACGGTAACAGCCTTCGAAATCCTCGCCGATGGAGGCTTCGAGTTCTCCGACCGGACGCACCTGATACACGTCGCCTTTGCCGTACATTGACGCGTAGAGTGCGGCGTAGTCACGGTATCTGGTGCAGTACACCTGTTCCGGGTGGCCGGTGCCTTCGATGGCCGACGCGCCTTTTTCGCGTCTGGCGCGGCAGATGGGGCAATCGTCGTAATTGTCTCGACTGTGCCCCGGTTCGATGGTGTCGCCGGGTTTCAGGTCTGGAACTCCACCGTGGTATAGCACGCTCATTTCATATCCCCTTGCAAGTCGGTCGGTTCGTGGTCTGTGTGGAATGCGTCGCTCATGCGCTCATCTCCTTGAGGATGTTCACGGCTTTCACTCCATTGGCTAGATGCTTCTCACCGGCATTCACGCTGATGATTACCGGCTGGTATACGCCTTCGATCGTCAATGATTCGCAGATTCCTTCTGTCGCGCCTCGTAGTTCCTTACGGAGCTTCGACGGCACATGTTCCAGATACCCGTCGATGATCGTGCCCTCGTCGAGTTGGACTATCGCCCTATGCCCGGCGAGTATGTTCGCGGGCAGTGTCCGCCAGTCCGTCAATGATTCGTGCACGTCGCTCATTGCCACATTCCTTTCTCGTTGGTGTCATGGTTGGTGCAGTTGAAGATTCCGGCGAGTTCTCTAGCGGCCCGTCTTGCCTGCCGTAACGACTTCCTGTGACTGCCGTTGTAGTCCGCGAACGGGTAGTCGCGTATTGCGGTATACCGCCATGTTCCGCTGGGATGGCTCCACCTCCATAACGTCACCGCGTATCCTTCCAGCGTGTGGTCGGGCATTCTGTAGTGTTTGCGGATGCTCACGCAGTATTCCTCATGCTCGGTCATTGTCCTGTCTCCTTCTTTTGCTGTTTGGCGAAGTAGTCGCTTATCACGTCATCGACTTTCAGCACCTTGCCGACTGCGAGAAGCCAAATGTCCAATGCTCGGCTTGGATATGGCGTGTCGCCGGTGGTCAGATGATTGTTTGGGCACTCGTAATGCATGACGACCTTGTTCTTGTCCGTGAAGCTGCGTCCTTCTATGATGACTGGGCTTTTGCCGCAGTACGGGCATTTGACGTATCGGACTTCCCTATGCTTTCTGTTGAACATCCGTGGCCTCCCCTGTCATATTCGGTTTCCTTGGATTGACTGGAACTAAAGGAAATGAGTCAGCATCGAACGTTCGTTTGACCACGCTCCAGTCCATCGTTTCCAGATCACCGTCAGCGAACGGTTCCGCACCACCGAGATTGTGGATATGCCATGCGTCACCGTCGAAGCTCAACAGGTCTTCACCGTCCCGAGTCATATACCAGCCCGGTTCCGTTGGCTCGATGGGCATGCCATCAGACGGATGCTCCAGATCGTACATGGCTTTCACCTGCTTGTAGATGCCATCCAGTTCCCTGCCGTCGAACTCCACAGTCAGACAAGTGCCAGCCTTGTCAGTAAACAGGTAAGGCATGGTTTTGAAATCAATGCTTCTCAACATTTCCCTCTCCTTCCTTGAATGATGCCTTCAGCGTGTCGGCGAACACTTGCAATGCGTGCTCTACCTTCTTGTCGAAATCCTTCTGCACGTGGGCTTGGATACTGCCTTTTTCATGGTTTCCAATCGTTTCGCCGGTGGTCACGTACATCGGTACGTACACACAGGCTTCCGCAATATCCATCGGCGGGTAGAACGCCGTCACATGGAATGTGACGCGGGTGGTTCCCACTTGTATTTCTTCATTCATTTGCTTTTCCTTGGTTCAAAGGTTTTGATGATTCGTTGCGAAGTGTCGCAGGTTACGCGCACCTCGTACGGCCTGTGGTGGGAGTCGGCGCGCTCCTGCGCCACATCCGATGCCTCTTGGAGCGTCTTGTACACTCGGCATGTATGCAGTCTCATATCGCCCTTCGGCCAGATGATGTAGCCGTTCACTGGTATTCCTCCACGGTGTCGCAGCCGATGGTCGTGCCGTGGTCGGTGAGGCAGACCCATGTCACGTCGCCGGTCTTGACCGTCTTCATGCCGTAATCATGATGCGTGCCCACGTACCAGTACGAGTAGATGCTTACTCCCATCAGGAAGAGCGTTGCGGCGAGGGATACCACCAGTACGACAATCAGAATTTTCTCAACCTTGTCCAAGTCGCCCATCATTCACCGTCCTTTTCGATTTCGTTGATCTTGTTCTTGAGGGCCGTTAGAATGTCTCGTTTCGGACAGTTGTTCGCGAATGCCCACCAAACGCATCTGAATCCTGCCCAATCGACGTTCACGAGAGCGGAGAACAATGCGTTGCCCAGGCCGGACAGATTGGTGTCGGCATAGAGCGGTGTGCCGTGAATTACCGCGTCGTTCGCATACCAGAGCGCCTTCTTGAGGTCTTCCACGCCGTTCTTCGACTGCCAGCGGTAGCAGTATTTGACCACGTTGCCCCAGTCGAAACTCAACAGGCGGGTCAGTTCGATGCATTCGAACGGGCCGTTCTCGTAATGCTTCGGATGATTGACGTTGTCCATGTGTCACTCCTTGACCGATGCCGAATCTGATGATTGCGACGCATAGGCGGCACCGGCCAATACGTTGTCGAACAGGATTTCAAGCGGGTTGCGGTTCATTCGACGGTCTCCTTATACGGGTTTTCGCTTGTATATTGCGGAAAATCGCATTCCTGGTCTTTCCAACCGGCAGCGTAGCCTTCCTGCCATGCCTTGCGACGCTCGTGTTCCAACCATTCCAAGCTGTACATGGTTACCTGTTCGTCGTGTCTCATGATTTCGTCCTTGTCAATGATGGTTTGCTGATGTCTCATTCCGCTCCTCTAGCGCACACCACGCGCAATCGTTCCGACTTGTAGTGGTATGTTTTCGGATGCGCGTACTGGTCGTTCCAGAACGTGTTGAACTTTTTGGATGTCGCCGTGCTATGCGTCTTCACCGGCGTGAGGATGTGGGCAGCGTATTCGCGTCCGAAACCGGTAGGCTCCACCAGTCCGTCATCATGCTTGACGAGCAGTCCACGCGCGGCCAAGGCGTCGATTGTCCGATACTGTTTCGAGTATTCGCAGTCCACGTGCGGCAATCGTCCGTCACGCACCAATGCCACCAGCAGGGAGGCTTGGATGCGGTTGAGTTTCACGTTCTGCCACATGTAGCATGATTGGCGTATTTCAACCATGTCAATCCTCCTTCGATTCGTCCGGTCCGAGTGGCTGCAAGTGGTTCATGAGCAGTGCGAACTGGTAGAGGCTGACCACTCCCAGCCCGTTGCCGACAGCCAGTTGGATAAAGTGGATTCCGTCGAGTTCCCGGTTTGCGTCGAGTTGGCTGAGTCGCGTCCATGTTTCCGGTGGAATCAGCACGAGGCTTCCTGGAATATTCATGCCGGTGACGTGTTGGACGGCGACCCAGACGCGCATGTCGTTGTCTGCGGCGATAGTGCGGGCTTCGTCCAACATTTCCGACAATGGCTTGTCCGCGTTTTTGAACGTGGTGACGTTGACCGGTTCGCCCATCCAATGCAACCGCCTGTCGAAACCAAGGTTCCTGTCTCCTAAAGCCCAGTTCATGTAATCCCAGACTTGGATGTTGAAACCCATTTCATCGATATCGCGCATCGTTGCCCGCGTCATGCAACAGTCCTTTCATGCTTTCCGTGGCATGGCGTATGCCGTCGTGGATGGTTCCTTCCAATGGTTCGATGTGGATTCCCGTGTGTGGCTCGTATTCGATGCCGCCGTATGTCAATGGCATTCCCTGCCGTCGTTTCACCAGTCCGAACGCCCGTTTGCCCAATGCCATGCAGTCGGGTTCGAGCATGGCGCACAGGGTGAGTTTGATCTGCTGGTCGTCCGTGTAGGCGAAACCGTTCAAAGCGTCCTTGACGAGTTTTTCAAGATTGTCCAAGTCGGGTTTGCCGTGGCGGCTTTTGTAGAAGACGATTGTCATCATGACTTCGCCTTCCAACGGTTGCGCCTGTGGGTAGTGTCGTAGGAATTCGCTTGCGACCAGTTCTTCCTGCGTGCGCGTGCGTTCCGGTGTGACGGCGTGCCTGCCGAAGAATCTTGGACGGCCTTTCGCGACCGGTTCCCCGTAAACGTCGAAATCGAACAATGTCACTCCAAATCCCAGACATTGGCGTCGCCCATGTCCGCGTAATAGTCTTCCGTTTCCGTTTCGCATTCAGGACAAGCGGGGCCGTAATATTCGACCCCATGCTTGTCACACCATGCGGGTTCGGTCATCCCAGAGAGCGGAACCATCAGAACAGTGTCGCCTCTCCAAGCTTCTCTTCAAGATCGCGCATCAGATTCACCGACGCATCCCAATAGGAAGGCTTCAATTCAATGCTCATGCCCTTGCGTCCAAGTTTGATTGCCTCGTACACGGTCGAGCCGATGCCACCAAACGGGTCGAACACAAGCTCGCCCTTATTGCTCCACAAGCGGATGCACCGTTCGATGAAATCCAATTGCAGCGGGCAGATGTGGCGTTCATCGGTATCCTCACGGCCAAGACGCTCATTCAGCGTGTTGGTCTCTCGAATGTTCCACCAGACCGGCTGCGCCCAATCAATCCATTCCTCGTTGGAAACATCGTTCTTGATCGGCACCTGATTGTCACCGGGCTTGCGGAACATCAGCAGATAGTCGGCCAACGCGGGACGGCTCATACTGGAATCCTTGTTCTTCGTGACGAACATGAGGGCTTGGGCTTTCGTGCGAATCGCCTGAGCCTGCGGATTTTTGTTCACGGTGACCTCGCCGTGGAAAATCCAACCGTTCTCCACGTAAGCGCGGATTACATCACCACGGAAGTCGGTCAATCCAACCACGCCGTCAGCGGTCTTCGTGGTCACAACCTGCTGCACATGCACGCAAGCGATACGGCCCGGCTTCGTGACCCTCAACAGTTCGCGGATGATGTACCCGTAATTCTCGATGAACTCTTCACGGGAACTGTTGTTGCCCAAGTCGCGGGTTGAATCGGAGTACACGTACAGGCTTGCGAACGGCGGGCTGCTCACACTCAGATCAACACTGTTGTCAGCCATTTCCGCCATGCGTTCGCACGAGTCGCCAAGCCATAGTGTCCAATCCTTGCCTTTGGATTCATCGGTCATATACATTTCATCGACCATCATGCGGCCTTTCCGAAAGAGTTTGATTCATTCATCGTCTTCACCAGTTCGTCACTCAAATGAGTGGCCTGCTGTTCCTTGCGGGTGATGTTCTCCGCTATCTCGCGTTCCAAATCGGAAACCACCACATGCACGTCAACCACGCGCTTCTGTCCGAACCGATAGCAGCGGCGTATCGACTGGTAGTAGGATTCCCACGAGTCGTTCAAACCGCAGAACGCCATTCGAGCGCAGTTCTGCCAGTTCAAACCGAACGATGCCATGGAACCCTTCGTGATAAGCACCGGAATGTTCCCATCAGCGAAGTCAAGGAACGCCTTGGCCTTGTCTTCCGGCGACATGGAGCCTTTCACATTCACACTGCCGGGGATAAGCCTGTTCAGCATGTCCGCCTCGTCGTTCAATCCAGCCCAGATAATCCACTGTTCGCCCGGCTCGTTATTGACAAGATCGACGCAACGGTTCACACGGTCAACAAGCGTTTCCTTACGGACTCTCGCACGCCCGCCGACGCCACCAAGGTCAGCTGCGAACAATTGGCCTTCCGGGATGCTGCCGTGATAGGCGACAACATCAACGGTCTGGTTCAATCCGGGCAACTCATATCCCGCATCATCACCGCCAATGTCGGATGGCTTGCGCAATGCGATGGCCCATTGCGACATCCACCGCATCATCGGCTTAACCGCGTGACCTTTCAAACGCCAAATATTCCCGTCATGCACGAAATACGTGGCAAGCATCTTCACACGGGTGGCGTATCCAAGGAACTCGGCCTGATTGCATAGTTCCTCCGGGTCGTTCGGTGCCGGTGTGGCGGTACATGCGAGACGGTATTTCGTATCCCTGAACGTGTCGATCAGCATTTTGCGGGTCTTGCCGTCCGACTGTTTCAGAATCGAAGCCTCGTCCAACACGACCGCACTGAACTTGGACACGTCGAGTTTTGGCACACGCTCATAGTTCGTGATGTTGAATCCGTCAGAGACTTCCGACTGGTCATGCACATAACGCACTTCCATGCCGATTGCGGCGCCTTCGCGGATGGTTTGCTGGCATACGGCCAACGGCGCTAGAATAAGCCCCGTCCCATGTCCGGCGCAGACTTGCCGTAACCATTCGAGTTGCATTCTGGTCTTACCGAGACCCGTATCGGCCCATATGGCTGCACGTCCTACTTTGCAAGCCCATGTGACGATACGTTTCTGCCAGTCGAACAGGGATGGGTGGAGCCGCTGCGGGCTAACGGTGATGCCAGTCTCCTGCTCGCGCAGCTCCTTTCTTTTCAGAAACTCCCTATATGGGATGATGTTTGCCATGTTGGTTCCTTTTGGTCTGGATTAGAACTCGTCCGTGTTGCCGCCGAAACTGCCGAAGTCGGAAGGCTGATTATTGTTCGACGCCCAAGGGTCTCCACCCAACTGTTGAGACTGTGCGGGCTGCTGACCGGTGTTCGATGGGTTCACGCCATACTGCGGCTGCTGGTTCCCCGCGAAACCGCCCTGCTGCTGACCGCCCGCGAAACCGCTGCCGCCGCCCTGATAGCCGCCGCCATTGCCGTGCTGCACGCGATGCACCTGAGCCGTCGCATAACGCAAGGAAGGGCCGATCTCGTCCACCTGCAATTCCACGACCGTGCGCTGCGTGCCATCCTTCGCCTCGTAGGAACGTTGCGTAAGCCTGCCCTGCGCGATCACACGCATGCCATTCGCAAGGCTCTGCGCGCAATGAGTGGCGAGGTCACGCCAAGCGGAGCAGCGCATGAACAAAGCCTGACCGTCTTCGAACTGGTTCGTGCTGCGGTTCCAAGTGCGCGGGGTGCTGGCGATCGTGAAGCTGGCAACGGATGCGCCGCTGCCAGTGGTACGAATCTCCGGATCGGCGGTAAGATTCCCTACAATCGTGATAATGGTTTCGCCTGCCATTCCACTATCCTTTCTATTGTTTGTTGTTGAAACTGTTGATAAACATTTCCGCCTGGGCGCTGGTCATGCGCGCATAATCCACGGGCATTCCCAACCGTTTGCTTATTGCCATGCTTTCCTGTCCGGGATTGACCTTGCCTTCCGTGAGAAGCGTGTTCACGGTCTGCCGTTGCATGTCGGTCATGAGTCCGCCACGCTGGTATCCGGCCAGTTGGCCGTCATCGTCGGCGGTAGCCAATCCGAACGTGGTCAGCAGACTGTAGCGTCGCGCGTAGGTTTCCGCGCTCCCCCACTGTTGCATGAACGGCTGGTCGCGTTTGCCGGACGATTCGCCAACGATGATCGGTACGGGACACTTGTAGTCGCTCCATGCGGTTTCGTCCGTGCTGCCGCGCTTGCGGTAGCGTGTGACCACGAACCCGTAACAGTTGGTGAATTGTGGCGTGTTGTCGTATTTGATGTCGTGTTCGATGTCGTATCCCAGTGTTTCGGTCACGTATGTGACCACGGAACCCAAGTCCGCGTAATCGTAGCCGTATGCCTTGCGGTTCTTCGCTATCACATTCGCCATTGTTCGTCGTCTCCTATCAGGTGGTTCATTTGCCAGTCGGTGAAGCGGATCGGGGTTGGCATCTTCGGATGTCCGAGCCTCAGCATGTCCGATAGTGGAATGTCGTTGTCGATGTAGAATTTCAGCCCGTTCAAAGCCTTGTCTATCTGCTGTTCCGCGACTTGTATGATTTCGGGGTCGGTGTCTTTGAACTCCCATACCATCCAGTCGTATGGGGCCTCTTTCTCCTGTGCGACGAAACGGAATCCCATTCGTCCCTGCCAGTCGGTTACGAGCCGGTAGAGGCGCATGTAGAATGCCGCTTGAATGTGGTATCCGAACTTGTATGCGCTTCCGGTGAAGTCCGTGGCGTCATGTCCTGTGGTCTTGTAGTCGTACAGCCACATGGTGTTTTCCATGTCGGGCGTGTCTGGCAGCCAGTCGATTTTGCCTTTCAGGTGCAGGCCGGTTGTCGGGTCGGTGGCGAACAGGGCGATTTCCGGTTTTCCCTCGGCTAGTTTGCTCATGTCGGGCGCGTAGTCGGTCATTTCCATGAGACGCTCATAGTCGGTTTTGGAAAGCGCTACGGTTTCCTCCGTCTCGCAATGTTTGGCTTGGAGTTTGCCTTCCTTGGTGCGCCGGTCCAATCGTTCCTCGACGGTGGGGCCGCTGCCTAGTACGAGACTGTGTGCGGCCTTGCCGAATTGGAGGGCTGGTGAATCGTAGTCGTGGTGGAGTTTCTTCCAGGCGTATTCGCGTGGTGATGTGATGAAGTTTTTCAGGCTGGTCTGGTCGATTGCCGGATGTTTGAAGTATTCCTTGTCGGGCATGTCGATCATGCAGGGGTATTTGATTTCAGTCATTGGATGCCTTGCTGTAGTTGGCTTTGATGTCCATGAGTTCGCCGTTCATGAGTTTTGTGGCGAACATGTAGACCACTTTGTCGTTGGCGTGGTATGCGGCGCGTTGCAGTGCGGAGATGGAGTCGTAGATGCCGACAAGCGCGTTCACGATGATGGCGCGTGGGCTCTCGCACTGTTTTTCCGGTACCACTTCCGTGGTGGTGATGTCGCGCGGGGTGGGGTTCGTTGTAGTGATGGTGCCCGCTGTGATTTTCGGTGTGGTTGTCTGGCTCATTGGTTCCTCCTTGTTGGCGGCTGGTTTCGGTTCTGGTTCTGGTTTTGGTTTCCGTTGGCTGGCGAACGGGTTTTCAGCCGGTGGCAGTATGCCTTCCTTGCGGAGCGTGGCGAAATTGTTGCGTACCGTTTTCTTGGATTTGCCGACACGTTCGCTGATGATCCGCGCGTATTCAGCCGGGTCGAATGCGACGCCTTCGTTTTGGAGTCTGACTGTTTCCTCACGGATTCTGGCCAGCGTGTCCGGTGATTGCTTCGCTTTTCCCTGTCCGATGGGGTTGAATGGTTTGCCGGTCAGCACGTATTCCCGTTCGCGGATCGTGTCTTTGACGAGGTATCCGTCACGTACAAGGTTCGTAATGTGATGGTGGATGGTGGAGACGCTTTTTCCCAACGCTTTCGCTATGCTGCGTTCTGATGGATGGCCTGTTTTGGATTGTTCCAGCCATGTTTCGTAGACTTTCCGGTATGTGGGTTCGGGTTTGCGGTTGCGTGGCGTGGTTTCGCGTAGCCGCTGTATGCGGGCGTGGTTTTCGCTGATGAACTCGTCAACGTCGATTCCCTGTTCGGTCAATGTGGGTTTTTCGGCTTGTTTCCGGCCTTTGCGTCCGCCACTGTTGGACTTGTGGCCGGTGATGGGCTGCTGCCAGTTCGTTCGTGTGGCGAGTTCACTCATTGGTTGGATGCTCCGGTCTTGCCAACTGGTGTTCCAGTTCCTTGTTTTTCCGCCATAGTTCACGGTTCGCCGCGTCGAGCACGTCCATGGCGTGCGCGATTTTCTCCAACAGTTCGTCCACTTGGCCGACGTCGTAGCCTCTGAACCGCGTGTCCAATATGGCTTGTCGGATCGTCCGCCCGTCCACGTTCACTCACCGCCCAAACCGTTGAGGAGGTTGTCTACGAATCTCCGTTTGCGTTCTTCGTTGCTTTCGTGTGCGTCGGCGTTCTCAAGCGCGTTTGAGATTCCATACCTGATAGCGGTCGCGTGTTTTCTGATCTTGCCGGCGCGTTCCAATGTGAAGTTCACCGCTTCATCGACTATGCCATCGCCGTTGGCGTCAACGCTGGCGAGGTATGCGACGAGCTTGTTCACGTCGGCGAGTATGAGTTGTGCCGTTTCGCTTAGCTGGTGCGCCATTTCCAAGCGTGTGAGGCTCTTGTCAAGACGTTCTGGACTGTTGTCTTCCATGGTGTTCTCCGATCTGTTGATGGTTTGCGTGGGTGGTGTGGGAGTCGAACCCACCGGTCGGTACCGTGCCTGTTGTCCCAAGCCTCCGGCTGTCGTACGGGAAAGGGGCTTCAAAAAGCCCGTACGATGCCGGTGGACGGTTCCTGTTGTGCCGTTCCACCCGAAGTCCCATGCGCCAATCGCACTAAGCGCATGGGAAGCATTTGTTTTTGTGTCATGCCTTGGGTGGCATGTTGACTGGTTTGAGGTTCATCACTTCGCCCGCGTCGTTGAACGCGATTTGGTGGATATTCAGTTATATGTGTTCCCCGCCAGCCGACAATGGTGAACGTGGATGTCCGCGAAAACATCCCAGATTTGGTTTGTTTTGTTGGACTGTCGGCTGGTGGGAAGTCTTTTATTCCATGTCCTCGTAGTCGAGGGTGTAATGGCGTGCGTCGATGACGCCTAGATAGAGGACGCTTGCGAGCATGAGCATCGCGCAGGTGACGGACTGCCAGCTGTGTTGCGGTACCGACCAGCTGAACAGGAGCGTGCCTGTTATGCAGATGGTGGCGACGGCTGTGAGCGTGCCGTACTGTTCGTGCTGGTGTTTGACGTTGGGTTTCACTGGTTTTGGTAGTGGATGCGTGGTCATTTGATGCTTCCTTGGATGGTTGCGGGTGGGGTTTGTTTATAAGTTGCAGAGTTCGTCGTATCGGGCGAGTAGCGCGGATTTCTTGTAGGTGACTGTTTTGCCGCCTTGACGGTTGGCGCATACCCCGTAGAGTTTGGTGAAATTGTCGGTTCCGATTTTGAGGAATTTTGCGGCTTCCTCCTTGTTGAGGATTTCTTCTTCTACGACGATTTGCCTGTCTGTCAAGATTCGTCTCCTATCGTGTTTGTCCTAGACGTTCCGAGAGTCTGTGTGAGAGGTCTTCCAACCGGCCTTCGCTGATGTGTGCGAGTGTGGTTGTTTCGGTTCCGTTGGATTCCACGAGGGTTGCGCCTTTGTTTTCGTTGATTAGGAGCTTGTATCGTCCGGCGTTGTCGATTGGTTCCTCGTATGGTGGTTTTGGCGGGTTGAGTGTCGGGTTCATATGTGTCCTTTGAGTCTGGTTAGTCGTCGGGTGGGCAGTAGCGGCTGATGAAGTATGTCTGGCCTTTGCCGGTTACTTTCGCGGTGCGGTTGATGGTCACGTGGCCGTCCGAGTGGGTGACTGCCGTCTCTTTGATTCGGAATAGTCCCAAGTCCATGGCCTTCTGGGTCGGCACGTTGCGGTTCGAGCCGGTCTTGCCGAGATACCCGTCTTGTCGGAGGATCTCGAACAGTCGGTTCTGGCCGATGTCCAACCCGTTCTGGCGCAGCATCTTCGCGAGTTCCCCGATCAGGCAGGTTCCGTCGCTTGCGGCCACCGCGTCCGCGAACCGCGCTTTCGGCTCCAGTTCCCTGATCTGCGCAGCCTTGGCCTGAAGCTGCTGGTTCTTGCGTTCGATGGTCTTCTGCGCGACGAGCACCGCGCGGGCCATGATGTCCTCGTCGCTATCGGCATCGCCAGCTGGAATGTAGCCGCCAGTGCGTCGAATCGATGGAAGTACCTCGTGTGTCACCCAACGCTGGAAACGCTTGACGAATTCTCTTGTGACTTCAACTTCCATTCGTCCTGTCTGGCGTTGCAGAATCGCCTTGTACAGGCCGGGTTCGGAAATCACCGTCATTGTTTGGGTTCCGCCATGGGTACCGATGGGACGGGTACCCTTTTCTTCATCGTCCAAAGTCCTTGTCAACGCTGCGGCGTCGCGGTATCCGAGAATCTTGGCGATGTCGGATGCGACGAACATCACCTCGTCGCCATCGGCCAACGCTCTGACCTTGTTGCCCTCGAACTCGAAAGGCTGGATTTCGTTGTTCATTTGGGGTCTCCTTGGATTTTTGATTGCTCCGCATATGCTTGTGATGTTCAATCCGAGCATGAAAGGAGGTGAAATATTGAAAGACGCCGGACAGGAGATAAGCCAAGCGATTTCCGACATCAACTCGGCTCTCGGCAGTTCCAGCCAAAGCTTCTACATGAACTATTTGAAGAGGTCTGTGAAGCATCTGGCTGAAGCCGTCGCGATTCTCAACGAGAATCAGCGTGAACTGAACGATCGAATCAGCTGAATCATAAGCGCCGTTCCCATCGCTATGGCGGCGGCGCTTTTCCAGCGTCTTCCAAGCTCGCACAATCGGTTGTCCCATGAGACCAGCATGTTTGCGATGATGTCCAGATGCGAGTCGATGCTTTCATGTGAGCCGATGTCGAATGGGCTGCTGTATTGCGATGCCATGCATTGCTCCTTAATTCCTTGGCGTGTGTGGTGTGGTTAGGCGGTTTGTTTGATTTGTGCGATTTCTCCAGGTTGGAAGCCGAATGCTTTGTAGAGTCCTATGAGCATGAGTGGCGTGCATTCGTTGGTTTTTTTAGCTCTGGCTAGGACGCTTTCGCTGACTCCTATTGCTCCGGCGAAGGCTTCGTCCGTTTTGAGGCCGCTCATTTGTTTGGTTCGGTCTAGGAAGCCGTCTCGGAACTGCATTTTGTATTCAGCCATCAGTGATTCCTTTCGCAACCTGCAATATTTCTTTTGCTTTCTGCAATTCATATAATCGCATATTGCGAAAAAAGTCAAGCGAGAAGCGACACTCGGCGTGTTGCAAGTTTAGAAGAAGTATTGCATAATGCAAAACATGAGTATTGCAACATGGTATAAAAAGACAGTCGGGCCAGATACGGTTAACACCGTGGCTGACAACACCGGAATAGTCCCTTCATCCCTCTATCGGCAGCTCCCAGAGAAACTCTCTCCGGAAAATGTCGTGAAAATCGCCCGCGCATACGGAGTTTCAGCTATAAACGGTCTAGTCGCGCTTGGGCTGCTGGATGACAGCGATATATCACAACTACAAATATCAGATGCACTAATAAACGCTTCGAATGACGAGCTGCTTCAGGAACTCGCACGCCGTCTCAAGGAGAACGCTGACGCCGACTGGGTGAACAGTCCGATCATCTACCGTGACGAGTTCGACATGGCCGCGAACGACGATCCGAACGCGAGACTCGAAGCCGAAACACCGGAAGACTGACGACAGCGATGAATATGGCGGCGGTATTCAATCATGATGCCGCCGCCTAATAATACGAAGGGAACAATGTCTCGAATCACCATCGACGTTTTGGAACGTCAGGCCGAAGCCATGCATGTGAGAATATTGGAGACGGATATGCCGGGCACTACCTGCGGATTGTATTGCGACCGGCTGAACACGATATGGCTTGCCGACTGGTTGAACGACCGGCAGAGGCTCTGCACCCTATGCCACGAGCTTGTGCACGCGAAGTACCGTGATCTTGGCTGCGGCACGCGGTTCGGCGTGAAGTGCGAACGTAGGGCGCGGCGCGAGACGGCTTTGACGCTGATAAGCCCGTCCGAGTTCGCCATGTCCGAACGGACGTGGGACGGCGACACATGGCATATGGCGGCGGAGTTGGACGTGACCATGCAGGTTCTCGCGGATTACAGGCAGATTCTCAAGGATGGCTTGTTTGCAAAACGCCCATGATTTATCAGCCGTCAATTGGGGGATAATCCTTGTTGAGACATATTGCAGGAGAGCAAGGAGGACATCATGGTTTTTCTGATCGGATTGGCTTGCGTGGCCGCTGGTATCGCTGGATTGGCGTTGTTGGCTTGGGTGATTCAGTTTTCGGTGAGGAATGGCATCAGGCGTTCGGGGCTTATCCCGTTGGATAGGTTGTATGAGATTGAGCGTTTTGAAGCTGGTGATCCTCAACGTTTGTCTGTTGATGGATTGCGTGAGAAGTATGGCGATGGTGCTGAGTCGCATATGAGGGAGTTTGTGGATGATCGCACTTCGTCGCGTTCGTGGAAGGCGTTGATCGCGGCGATTGTCGGCATTGTGGTTTCGGCGCTTCTGTTCGTAGGCGTGGCTGCTGCGTATAGTTTTGATTCTTCAGACTCGTCCGATAGGAATGGCTCGGATAGCTCGTATTCGTCTGATAACGATGATGATGATTCCGATAGTTCGTATTCTGATAGCGATGATGATTCGGATTATTGGGATTATGATTCAGGCGATTACGAGTGAGCTCTTTTTCCGCCCGTCTGTTTTGTTGCAGGCGGGTTTTTCATGCCCTTTTTCTGACCGTTTTTGCTTTTTAATTGGCAAAATCATGACAAACGCACAATGTAAGAAGAATGTATAACCATGTACATACTTATATACATGTAACTGGAGCTACACCGACAAACTATCAGTAGCTACTACCCGACAGTAGTTGTAATTATATCCATGTGTAGAGTTAGAGTTATAGGCGAAAGTAGCAAAAAGCCCTTGCCGCTCTCGAACAGCGACAAGGGCAATCGGAAAACCAGTTTGCATAGATTCTCCATGCGGCATCATACGCCTAGGCATGGAGGGAAAGACACATGGAAAATATGGGCTACAAGAACATGCAAGCCGTATACGACGTCAACCGTGCCGGACGCATGGCGATTCGACGTGGCGATAACATGACCCTCAACAAGAACGCCGAACTCGTCCTCATGTTCATGGCTTCGCAAACCTACGATTGGGATAGCGAGAACAATTGTCCTCCAAAGAAACTCATGGATAAGAAAGTGCCATGCCGCTACTACACGCTTGGATGGCGGGCTATCTCAGACTCGCTTGGAATGGTGATGCTTACTCCAGAACAGGCGATGGGTGGCAATGCGGAGGCGAAGATGAAGACCCGCGAGAACAGCATCCAGAAAAGCATCAGTGACGCTTGGGTGTTCCTGCGTGATCGCGGCATCATCAAGACCATCGAACCTGCTTCGCTTGGTAAGAACGCTGGGTTTCTACTCCTACTGGGCGACGATGCGGAGAATGCCGCAGTGGAACGATGGGCCAGGGAGTGCCTTGGCGTCTGATTCGGCCATGATGACGGTTGTGCCATTCGACCTTTTTTGACCGTTTTTACACCGGTTTTCGACCATCACGGTCGAATCGTCCACGTCAAAGGTTCAAATTGCAGACGCAAAGACATTAAACAACAAGGGCGGACCCGCCCGACAGGTTCGATGCTTCGCAAGCCATTCATATCTACACGCCAGCCGTCAACCAACAGATTCGGTCCAAGACGGCTGGCTTTCGTATATCCGCACGCACTTCTCTCCCAAGCTGGGGAGAGAACACGGGGCATCCATGCCGATGGGCGCCGTCCGTTCGCATACGGCGGACGGCATGGTTCGGTCGGATTGGTTCATGGTTAGAACACGCGATGTCGTTACAGCGTGCCGGAACGTTCTCTCCCGTTCACGCCGTGTTCTCTCATGCCCCTGAAACGTGTTCCACGGCGTTTCTGACGGCCTAACGACAGTCCCACCGCAAACACTACGGAACACTGCGGAAACACGCCGGAAACCGTTCTGGAAGGCGTTTTCGAGGGTTATATCCCAAGTTTGTCTGAGAATCGGAGAGAACGCCATTCGCGGCAACCCTTCGAACGCCACCGTCCAAAACGTCCTCAACCCTACTCTTGAAAGGGCTGGAAGCCTAAGCTCCTGCGACTGGGCTTGAACCAGTGACCGTCCGATTAACAGTCGGATGCTCTG